CATTTAGATATAAATAATATTATCCGATGTTCAATTGTTAACAAATTTTTGAAAGAAATATGTGATTTACAATATATGCAGTTTGGTAAACAATGATAAAATATGATCCATATTTTATCATTTTAAATTATAACAGATCCATCAATAAATTGAATCGTATACGACTTATGATTCTTCAGTTCTGCCAAAGTAGTTATCTCCTCCTTTGTCTTGTTAGAAATCAATTTTGGTCGAGTAATATTTTTAATCTGTTCTTCATAAATCGTCAATTGTTTGCCGCAAACATCAACGCAATTCGATAACTTTCTCTCATTCACACTCAGTATCTTTTTAATCTGATCATAATGACCTTTAATATTTTCATCAAGAGTTCGCTTAGAATCGATGATATATTCACATTTATCGTTCAAATGTGCTAATATGTTATTTCGATTATTTGCACTGGCAGTTTGATGGAACGATAAATCCTCAGAAAGCTGCGCCAATATTCGATCTGAGTATTTCGTCAGTTTGACTTTCTTAATTTCAATAAAATCAGAGTATGCATTGACATATGTATGAATTTTTTTATGAAGTGATGCGATAATTTTAGTAATTTTATCTTTTGTGTTGATATTTTCGAGAGTAATATTTTGCGCAACGGCTGTTGGAGTGATGTAGCTCTTGCAACTAGCTAAGTCAGCTAAACTAGTGTCTATTTGGTGACCAATACCAGTGACAATTGGAATTTTAGATTTGAAAATAGACATCGCCATCATTTTAGTATTAAAACATTCTAGATCATCTTTTGATCCACCTCCTCGAATCAAAACAATAATGTCACATACGTTATGAGTATTTGCTAATTGGATTGCGCGAGAAACATCTTTAGGCGCGTTGTTACCTTGCATAATCGCCGGATAAAGATAAATCTTCTTGCCACAACATCGTTCATTAAGAGTATGCATAAAATCTTTCATACCAGCTGCGTTCATTGAAGAAATGACACCAATGTTAACGTAATTGTTTTCTAAAATAGGTTTTCGATCAAAACATCCTAGTTCTTGTAGCTGCTTTTTTAACTCTTCCAGTTTTGCGTTATTATTTCCAGTTCCGATTTCATGATAGCTGTGGATGATAATTTCAATCTCACTTCTGAATAAAAATAAAGAGCAGGTAATTTTGAGTTTGTCGCCTTGCTTGAATGTGTACTGATCATTGTAGATAATGGCGCGCAAGTTGTTAGTTTCGTCTTTTACGGTGACAAAGATCATTCTGTTGAATTTTTTGATTTCAGTTATTTCGACAATCATGGTCATATTTTTGAAACATGTTTTGGAGGCAATGTATTGCTTCATGTGGGCGATGATGTCGTTTATGGTGTATGTTTTATCGTTTGATGGGCTGACTGATGATGATGTAGATTGGTTTGATTCTGAGGATGAATCGAGGAAGTTTAGAGAGTCGACGTTTATCATTATATGTATGGAGTGATTGTTTTTTAAATCGGATCGTTTTATTTAAAGATAGTTCAACAATGACAAATAGAACATGATTGCGAACGATAAGATCAATAATGATTACTATCGCAGCAGGTATGAAACTTTTAGTATTATTGTGATGATCAAAAATGGATACGTCAACGCAACAAAAATATGTAAAATATACAGTAAAGAATTTCGTCAATGGAAGGTTAATAAAACGTCACGCGAAATTTTGCAAGAATTATCCAATGTTACCGGAATATCACTCAATAAATTAACAAAAACCGTAGCAGGCGGACGAACTATTGACATACGGGGAATATATGTGCATCCCGATTTGATTACCCATATTGCATATTGGTGCAGTCCTAGGTTTGCTGTAAAAATTGGCAAATGGATTAACGAATGGCGGAAATTTTCAAACGAGAATGAAATACGATTCTATGATGCTCTATCAACAATAGAAACATCACCTAACGCGCAAAGAGAAAAAGAAATACAAACGATGTTGCACAAAAAGCTTGGTGGTAAAATCGAAGTCAAAACATCAGATGGACGAATAGATTTGCTAACGGATGAATATTTGATCGAAATCAAAAAATATGACGATTGGATGTGTGCAGTTGGGCAAGTATTGATGTATGGATGTGAATATGACGACAGAAAGAAGATAATATATTTGTTTGATGTTCCAGAGGATAATAATTTAAGCAGAGTGCAAAGAAAATGCAAAAAATATAACATCACTGTTAGAACAATTAAATGATTTATATATACAATAATACCAAAATATAACGATTGATTATCACTATATTTTGACATCATGATTTTTCAAAAAAAAATGATTTTTAAACTGTCTCACATTATGGCCTGCACAATAGAAGATTAACAAATGTCCAAAGCCAAAGTCAAAGTAGTTTACGAATCAGACGAATCCTTCTCTTCTATCGACAGTTTTGAAGAATACGATCAACATGATATACGTAACATATGCTACAAAAAAATAAACGATGAATATAGCTATGGGAAATATGGACAACATAAGGTGATTGTCATGATGAAGAACGGATATTTCAATATTGATCATCTTTGTAAAAAGTTTAATAAAAAATTTGAGGATTGGGTGGAAAGAGATACATCAAAAGAATTTATAAAATGCTTGTCGAAACTCAAAAATATTCCGAGAAAAGATTTAATACAAAAAATCAAAGGTAACAGCGAGATCAGCGGGACGTATATTCATAGTCTCCTTTTTGTTCAGGTTATGATGTGGGCATCGCCAGTCTCTGCGTGCAACGTGTCGGATATTATAGATAATAATAGATAAATAATTATGAAATTAACGTTGATGCCACAGATCTTTGATAAACATTTATGGCAACATGGAAAAAATAATAAAAAAAATGAAAAAAAAACGCTCTCACGAAGAATGGATAACGATACAACAAATAACGCAATAATGTCGAAAGGAACAATTGTTAACAAAAAAACGAAATCACCGATCGTTAAAAAAACAATCCACACTGAAAAGATCAAGAAACATGTAGTCAGCAAAAAAAGTGCACATGTATCTGAGGACGAATATGAAGAATCTATCGAAAATGATAATGCGTCTACTATCGATGATATGACATCCGATAGTAACACTACATCGATAGAAGATGAGACATCGACAGGGAATTCCGGATCATATGAAATTATTCAAAAAGGAAAGAAATCGAAAAATAGCAAAAATGATACGTCATCATGTGAAGAAGATACAATTGATTATGAGGATTCAAAAAATTCTTCATCTAACAATGAACATAAATTGATGAAGGATGATGACATACGTCATATTATTATCAAAATGATCGATAGTAAATATAGTTATGGATATTATGGTACATTTCGGGTCATATTGATGAATGATAACGGTTATATAAACGCTACAAAATTATGTGCATTGGTTGGAAAACGATTCTATGATTGGAAAGAGAATAAAGTTTCTATTGAATTAATTTCTGCATTGGCCACAGAAACGGAAATATCAGTTATTGATCTTATACGTAAAGTTGCCGGAGGTAAAAATGTTGACATTCGTGGAATATATGTTCATCCAGATCTTATTCCTCATATAGCATCATGGGCATCCCCCAATTTTGCTGTTAAAGTATCGAAGATTGTCAGAGAACATTTCGCAAAAAAAGCTATCGAAGAAAAAGATAAAGAAATCGAAGAGAAGAATAAAATTATTAGTTCCAAAAATATAACCATTCGCAAAAAAGATGATAAAATTGATGTTATGGGAAAAAAGATTGATCTTCTTCTTACATATGCCCGCAACACCACATCGCAAAACGATCTCTTACACATAGATAACATTGAACTCAAAGAACTAATTGGGGAAATATCCAAAGATAAAGTGGTCAAGTTAGAAGATCCGACCGAAAATGATGCATTTGCCATAATCCAATGCAATAATAAAGGTGATGGTGGCAAAGACTTCTACGTCATAAGAACTCTCAGAAAATCTTTGACTGGAACGATCAATAAATATAAACAGAATAATAAATTCGCTAGAGTAGTTATCCGAATTAATAATCCTCATGGTATAAATTTTTGGAAACGAATTGGTAAGAAATATGGCCAGAAGGGCGATAAACCTTTGTTAAAAATCAAAGGTAATAATTTTCGATTGATAAATGGATGCTCTGTCCATAAAATGAAAGAAATAGTCAATAAAGTGCATAACGAACGATTGAAATACGAATAAATTTAATTATCTTTTCCAAAAAAATAATTAAATTAACCAACAAATGGAACCGCATGAATCGCCGAACCATGTGCAGAATTATGATTCCCCACAATTATCGCATCGTCTCGCCTAATATTCTGCACCGTCTGCGGCACAGGCTCATACTTATTCTCAGTATTATGAAAATATTGATAGTACTTCTGTTCGTTCGACTGAAAAAACATCATAAAAAAAATTAATGTCACAAATACAATCGCTACAACATAAAACGGTATATGTGACGCGGGATAACATATTTTATCAGTGCTCATTATTCTATAATATTATAACACATTATTGATTTCGAAAGCGGAATATTTTAACTCGTCTTAATGTAAGTATAATGGAAACTCATATTGATGCTTCTGCGTTATCTGACGACGAAATAAATTCCATCGATCCTAACTTTTTCACCGAAGACGACAGTAAAAAAAATTTCATCAAAAACAACCTCATCAATACTATGTTCCCCGTCCTCCTCGATCAAGATAGAATCACTTTACTGGAAGGACTAATTCTAATTATCGACACAATCTATCGCAAATTCAACATCTATGCGCTCAAAAATAATAAAAATCTCTTCTGGAACCAATTAATCCAAAATGATCTCCTTGATCTCCGCGCCCTCGTCGGCCTAATGCTGCCCTACATTAAAGATGAAGGTGATGATCGCAACAAACACTCGCTCCATTCGCTCAAAGATCTTTACACTGAAAAAATTCCTGATACCGATAAATACAAGTTCAGTAATATGCAATACAACAGATGCATCAGATATCAAAGAGACGGTCAAATCAGAATCAAAGACCGTCCCCTTGAAACTATCTATTTTGAAAATCATCTGCAACTGTTACTATCGAGCATCAACACGATGTCCAATAAATTATACGTCAATTGGATGGATGTCCTGCCAGTTACAATAGACACATACTCGCAAAATCTGATTTACAAAATAACTAAATATAACATACAACATAAGTCCAGCAATGTAGCTGATCTAGGATTAAATTTTTCTGACTTTTACAATGTCATTTCAAATCATTTATATCACGAAATCGTAAACTACAAATGGTTGATTTATGAATTCAAAATAGTATCCGATCACGTGCCAATTATATCATATTTAGAAAGTACTGATGCGTTTGAATTTGATAACTTATGGCGGGGAGTGTTGTGGTCGCAGCTGACTGACACGGGACGGTTCAGATTTACATCTGACTGGAATAAATTATTGAAGAGTTATGAGCAATTTGATAATTATGCCATCTATTACATACATATTTTTTTCTGTAAGTACAGTGTTAGCAAAAAAAGATTGGAAAAAGAAAAAAAGTTAAGATGTGGATCAGCAGTTGTTGAAGAAGGAGAAGATGTTGAGGATGTAGAAGATAACGGATCGATCAATATTAGTGACGAAAACATCAGGAACGCAATTGACGGCATCGCAAATGTTCCAGCAGAATACATATATGCCTTTTTATTAGACCAATTGTTGGGCTTCAAACGATCATGGTTTTATTATTTCATCAAAATCAAAAAAAGTAAATATTTTCAGACAACTGACGAAAAGATCAAAATAACACCAAAAAATGTCTACAATTATGCCAAGTTAATAACTCGCAAACCGACAGAAAATGAATTAACCGGAACGTCAAAATTACTTGATTTACCTAGATTTTGGATCTCTTTAAAAAAAAATGATCAAGAAGAGGTGATGGCGAAAATGAAGAATACGCATCCGAATGAAATGTGGTTTAATGTTAGTAGGTATTTGCGAAATTTTTATGATACAGAAGATACAAATTTATTGATGCAGTACAACATTCTGATACGAAATACTGTTCATGATAATTTGATTGATATCGTCTTTGAATCGTTAATTTATCATGGATTGTTGTCTCAATTTGTTCCGAATGCGATGGTTACAGATAATGTAGCATTGGTAACGAGAATTGGAACAAATGCAGATGCTGCTAAAACGAACGAGAAGAGATCGCAGATGAAGAACACTGTCTTCAAAGATGCGGACAAGAAACGCTACAAAGATCATGCATATTATTATATCACCGGCAATAAGTATGCAGAATTACCAAATACGATTTATGATGACAAAAAAAAATCATTTATTCATTTCTTTGATGCATTAACATCTATCCAAGGTTGGCAGTTCAGATATGCGATGAATTGGGTCAGTCAGATTAATTTTTATCATCATTATGCGAATGTTAGAGTGATGTATGCGACAGGAGGAACAGGAACAGGGAAATCAACTATCATACCGCGATTAATAATGTATTCCCAGCATATGTTGGATTACAAAATAACTGGTAAGATCATTTGTACACAACCACGTATATCGCCAACAGTAAATAGTGGAGAAATGATCTCTTCCGAATCTGGAATTCCAATAATTTCGTACGATGAAAAGTACAAACAAAATATGCCAACATCTGAATATTATATCCAATACAAACATGCTGGTGGCAGCCACGTTGACGTAAACGCAATGTCGTTTCTGCGGATCGTAACTGATGGAACGCTGATGGCAGAGATGAAAAATTCACCGTTCATGACAAAAACTTTGCCAGTTACCGGATTATTTGATAAAAATAAAACCCCGATAGATTGGATGAAGACTTATACCGCAGATAATAAATATGACATCCTAATCATCGACGAAGCTCACGAACATAACGCCAACATGGATTTGATTTTAACCCTGGCAAGAGACGCATGTTACGTTAATAATAGCCTGAAATTAGTGATAATCAGCGCGACTATGGATGATGACGAGCCAATTTACCGACGTTACTATCGAACCATCAATGATAATAGGATGTTTCCCTTGAGCCAGGAAATTATCGCTAACAAATTGGATCGCGCAAACATGGATCGCCGAGTTGATATTAGTGTGCCCAGAAGTACGACGCAATTTAAGATTGATGATATTTTTCTGCCAAAAGAAGCGTCGGATAAAATTAATGATAAAAATTTTGTAGAAGCTGGGATAGCTATGACGATAAAAGTTGTTAATGAAACTACATCTGGGGATATTTTGCTATTTATGACGGGTAAGAAGGACATTGATCAGTCCGTTGCAGAAATAAACGCTAGAACGCCATCAAATGTCATTGCATTTCCATTCATCGGCAGAGATTTAAGCGAAGAGCAGCGAAATTTTATTCTCAAAATAGACAAAATGCTAAAAACATATACCCGACAGAAATCAGATGTATCAAAATCAGAAGACGAAATAACGCAACGTGTCGATCCGGGAACTTATAATCGGGCCATTATTATCGCCACAAATGTCGCCGAAGCTAGTATCACTATCGACAGTTTGAGATATGTCGTAGATACAGGATATGCTAAAGTAGATGTGTATGATCCGTTATTAGGTGTCACTAAGCTCATTACGATGCCTATTTCAAATACCAGTTCTATGCAGCGACGAGGGCGAGTTGGTCGTGTCGCAGCTGGATCTGTATATTATATGTATGATAAGGAGAAGGTTGCAAATAATAAAACCGCATACAAAATAGCAGATACAAACATCAGAGACTTGATTGTCGATCTTTTGCGAACCGAACAAATGGATCATCCCATCGTCGATCGAATCAACGACATCAACAGAATTCGTAACATTCGTAACATTGAAATTCCTGCTGAATTGGGTAATCCAGGAGTTTACGGAGATATAATTACGAAGCTTTACATGTATGGCGAATCAACGTTGAATGACACTGGCATTTACAAATATTATGGCCTGGGCAATTCAGACGTTACTATCGATCAAATTTTGACAGACGAGTATTTATTGACCAATCATGACGATTATCATTTTGATTACATATTTGAATCTAAATGTCATACTGGATATGATGATAGCATATTAGAAGATAGATATTTGGACTTCTACATCATCCATCCTGACGAAAATATTATCACACGAAATATGTACACTGGAAAATATATCTTTTTAAAACAGAACCAGGGCATCACTGAAGATTATTATTACTATTTTTACGTAAGAAATGACGTTAACAGAACAGATACAGGGTTGGAACATAAGACGATTAATTGGAAAGATGTAATTTTACCAAAGTATGAATTGATGATCCGTGATGCAAAATTACTGGCTAAAATTGTGGAAATTGCGTACGACCAAACTCAACATCCATCGTTGGCACTCGAAAAATTTGATAGTGATTATGAGAGACGACGATCTTTGAGTGAATATTATGCTAGACTTAATGAAATTTTACGAGAAACGAAAAAGACAATCTTATTAACAACAAAAATAGGTAAAAAAACAGGGGAATTACAACGGGTTTTGGATATGGGCATTACTAATAATCCACAGAATATTTTATGGTACATGTATTCGTTACCTTATGATGTCCAAAATGATGTTGTTGGAATGATGTCATTATTGTCATCTACGGATGATATCAAAAAATGGGCTGTGACAAAAAATATCAGGGATGTAGAAAGATTTATCCGCAGAGGTATAACAATCAGAAATAGTAAATCATTTCCGAGTGATCTTAATTTTATTTGGAAGATTTGGTTACAGATTAAAAAAATATTTAATGATAATCAGTTGTACCAATATGTCACTATTGATAAAGACATGGAAAGTAGATTTAGAATATCTGTCAAAAATTATTTACAAGGAAACAAAATGAATATTGATGAATATAAGGTGTTAAATACAATGTATCGGTCAGGAAAATTGAATGTGGTGGATGAATTCTATCATTACGTATCGAATTTAAAAATCGATTTTGAGGAACGATTGAAAACGACCAATATTGCAATGTATGTTAAAATTGTTGCTGATATGTTTAAAATTAATGAGCAAATTATTCAAAAATTTGTAGTCGTTTATCTGGAGAGCATGCTGCAAATTAATAAGAAACAATGGTGCTACCAGTACGATATCGAACATAATGTAGAAAATAGTGATGTTAGCAAGGAAGATGTAGTTGAATGGGTTAAGACTTTAATTTTACCTCGAGTTATTAGTGATGGATCGGATACATATTTGATCATGTTAGAATCTTATTTGCGCGCTTATGCTAATAATTTGATATGTGCAGAATCGAAGGGGAAATATATATCGTTGAGCAACGGCGCCAAGATAATTACCAAATTTTGGTCAAAGAAAATACTCATCCGCCAAACGTTTCAATTAGATCCATCTGAATTTTTTGTTTATCATTCAAATAATGCATCAGGGGACATAATTACAGTGTTCTATTTGACACCAGTTATTATCGATTGGGTATTTAAATTGAATCCAATTTATTATTACTACTTTCTGTTTGATGACGGATTGAATAAATATTTCAAAGAGGATGAATCGCTCGAAATATTGAAAAAGAGATTAGCGGAAAAATATGATGTTAATTATTTGATGAACTATGTAAAATTATTGGGTGATCCGAATTTATTATTTGCGATTATGATACACATCAATACAACGCATATAAAAAAGAATTTTCTCAATTGATATGTATATAATAATGTTACCGGATATATGGGGAAGATGTGCGTGGAATTTTATTCATTTAGTGACACTAGATTATCCTATGAATCCAACGGATGAAGACAAACAATATTATCGCAATTTTTTCACCTCATTATTACATGTGTTACCTTGTGAGAAATGTCGACATAATTTGTACAAGAATCTCAAAAAATTACCCCTATCTGAATCAGTCATGTCGACGCGTCTAAATTTAGTCAAGTGGGGTATAGATTTGCATAATATGGTCAATGTCCACACGAATAAGCCGATATTATCATATTCAGAAGCTATTACCGCTATTAACAAATTAGCCAAGCCAGAAGAACCAAAATCTAACATTCCCCTCTATGTATTTTGCGTCATTGTTGCATTGATAGGACTGTTTTTTCTGTACAAGTTCTTAAAAAAAATTGATTTTTAAATTGTATTAAATATGATCCCAATGATATAATTAACAAAGATGCAGACAACATCAAACATAGCTAAAAAGATAGATACATTACTGGCTGCAGATTTTTCTGAATCTATAAATGTAGAAGGGATTGTAGTCAATATTGACGCTAAAAATAACGTTTTTGCGATTCGAGATGAAAATAAGACTGTCTTTCTATGCCGCGCCAAAACGGATGTTAGTCATCTTGCGATAAATGATAATTTGATCCTGATTTGTTTCGTTAAATTTGGTAACGGATATGGAATACATCTTCTTGTTGAATATTTTTATACAGTGACAGAAGCCGAAAAGATGCAAAGTAAAAAAAAGGCATATGAAATGTATAAAAAGAATATTCTGAGTGATAAAGACAAATACAAGACAAAATTGGCCAAAATAAATAACATGAGGTATCCAAAATATGTTAAAAATATTGGTTTGATTGTTTTGGATAGTCATAAACAGATGATGAACAAGTTTATGACCGAATTTAAATCAAAATGCAGGGGAAATTTATTCGTTTACAACATGAAAAAAAGCAATTTATCAAAAGATTTATCACTTGCGATGGAGTATATGAAAAAATATCATAATATCGACGTCGTTTGCGTAGTTATGGATCATATGAATCTGAGTGAAGTTCTAGAAATGTCATCATTTGAAAACATCAGATACGTATTTGGCAGAAAAGATTATCCATATTTAATTTCTGTATCTGACGCAAACAAAAATGATAGAATTATTGATATTTTGGCGAATAAACATTTCAAAACGACGAATGAATGCATCGATCACATCAGAATTAATCAAAACACATCAATTGAAAAAATTATGCATTCGTTTGAAACAGAAAAGGAGAACGCCACTGGGATTATTCAAGGTTATTATGATAAAATTGCAGATTTTGAACAAAAATACAACCAACAGTTATTTTCATTAGGAATAAATTTACAGACTTCTACGAACAAATTGGCGTTCAATAAATTAAAATCCTTGCTGTTGGAAAAGATCAATGAAAAGGTTAGCGAATTGACCGATATCAAAAAAATGATAACGATGAACTTGTTACGTGATCCACAGATGGATGAATATTTTGATAATGTGTTACGCGGAGGGGCAGATACGATGCCAAGTTCTGAAAATAAAAATCTGTTAGATATTTTTAGTTATCCGGCTACAGAAAATGTTACTTCCATCACCCCTGCGGATGAATTGTTCTTCAATAGCTTTTCTCCAAGCAAACATTGTGGATTGTTAGATACAGCAGAGGATAGTCCAGATTCGATATTGGAACTTTGTCCTGCAAAAGAAACTGTACCTGCGCATACGGGCAATGTACCGCAGAAGATTGATATATTCAACAGCATAATCAATGAGGAGACCAATAAAATTTTGAACATTTCACAACCCATCGTACGTACTCAAACAGATCAAAATAAAGTTACTGCGTACAAACCTGAACTCCGGATGAGCGAAGGCACCAATCTTCGACCCTTACATTCCGAACTTCGAATTATTGATAAGTCCCACATGCCGTTGCAGAATGAACAAGTTGTGATACGTAAAACGTTTTCAGAAGGGGAATTCTAAAAAAAATGAAAAAAAAAGTGTCTTACGAAAACATAATGATTATATACAATACAACCATTATGGAAACTGAATTACGACATTTATTGGACGAAATATCAATTAATTATGCGGATACACTTAACGAACATATGACCCAAAAGACTAAAATCAAAAACTACAAGGAAGGAATCGATAAAATTAGTGAAGCTAAGCAAATGTTAAAAAAAATGAAAGAAGAGATCATAAATATAGAATCACACGATCAAACATATGGTCAAGCAGAACGGACAAAGGATTTCATTGAATTGTTACAACTGCCAGGATTTAGATTTAATGAAGTCGTTGGAGCAATGAATATGTTAAAGATCATAGCAAATCAGCTATCAATGCCCGCCAAAATCGAAGAGTGCAACATCGAAAATAATGTCATGATCGAATCCGTCGATAATCAAGTTGATGCATATGATCAATAATTAATCAATTATTGATCATTAACAATATAATCTGCTAATATTTCTCTTTCTTCATTTGTCAGTTTTTTATTCAGGTAATCATTTACATTTCTATCAATCTTGCTCAGATAAAAATCCCGCAACTTTGTGATTTTATCCGAATAGTTACGGATGACGTTTCTGAAAAGATAATTATTCAATCTTATATTGGTAATCAATCTTTTGACTATTTTTGATGGTGAAACGGTAATATTTTTCATGCGCTGATCAATATACCATACACACCATAATGCGCAAAAGCCGTTAGGATCACCTATATTTGTGTTAATACTCACTTCAAGGTTTTCGAATGTTTGAAATCCTATTTTGGGCAAATAGTTTTCTGGCCGAATATATTTGATTTTGAATTTTTTTTTGAATATGTCAGATAATAAATTGTTAAAGTAGATATGAATTCGTTTGTCTAGCAAGTTGGGATTGTAATTAAATTCAAACGGAAATCCAGATCCGTGTGGTTCGAATCTTTCTAGTATCATATTTTTGATGTCATATATTAAGCAATTTACGTGATTTGCATTTGATAATATTATTCCAATAGGTATGATGATGTATTCATATCTACCATCTGAAATGAGACTTGATATATATTGGTGAAAATTAGTGGGGTAGAATATTTTTTGATAGATCCACATTATTTCTAGATGCAAGATATGTTGACTTGAATCTTCATAGTAATTATGATATGATATGTAATTATGTAAATCTTTGAAGAAAAGTGATGCGACATTTGGATATTTTTTAGTTAGATAACGAAAACCAGATATTAGATCTAATTGTGATCCTGTAAATGTATTGTAATGTATTTTCTCGCCAATATCGATAGTTATCATTCTTCTATTCATTTTATTGGGAATTGATATGTTATTTTTGATGATATCTTCGCGGATTTTTTCGTAACAATACAAATCTTGAACTTTTTGAATCGCGCACTCATTTTGCCATTCTTCCGCTAATCCACCATGATACTTTCGCAAATAATGGGAATAACTGTCTATGATTATGTTCAAAAATAATTCCCGTTGTATTAGTGGAATCATATCAAAAACGTTGTTATTTTCTTGGTTGACAATAAAAATATTAATTTTCTTAGTACGCAAAATGGTTTCAAATTTATGAATAATTTTTTTCTCAGCCATAATATGCATAATCGTATATCCATTGTTATCTTGATAATTAAGATTAGACAGTGGCAATAATTTTAGTATATATTTATCATAATGTTCGCCGTAATTGTACATTATAATATGCATAATAGTCAAACCCTCAATATTTATAATATCGGGATCTATATTTTCAACGGTCAAGTCACGCGAATTTATGATATCATAATCATTTATGTTTTCGGTAAAAATATTGTTCTTAGATTTCTGTTTGATTTCATATCGTTCGAAAAAGAAGTCAACAATTTCGAGGTTTTCGAATATTAATGCATAATGCAATACCGTATTACCTAACATATCTTGATGATGCATATTTATTCCGTATTCAGCGTTCAATTTGACTAGGTCTAAATTGTTCTCGATGACGTTATAGAAAACGGGAGCATAGCCAATGTCGTTGTATAGATAAGTATTAGCTCCTTTTTCCAATAACAATTTTACGATGTCATTTAGTTGGTAGTTACAAGCTAAATTGAGAGGGGTATCACCAATATTAGTGCGATCATTAATGCGCGTAAAATATTCCATAATCATTTTACACATCACGATATTTTTTTTCATAATAGCACGATGGAGAGCGTTCTCGCCTGTAGAACTTGTATTTGTAACATCAACATTATGTTTTAATAATATTTTGAGCGCTTCATGATTATTAGCAGAAATAGCATATTGTAAAGCATTGTTACCGTACACGTCTTTCATATTGATAGCAGATAGGCCGATAGATTTATTATCATATTCTATTAACATCTCGAGGACTTTATGGAAACCCAATTTGATCGGAATATATAGCAAACTGTATCCGTTAATATCATACAAATCTATTCTTGCTCCCCATTCCAAAATTTTTTGAATGACGTTAGTTTTATTAAATAAAATGGCAAAAAAGATTAAATAATTTCCAGCGACATCTCGTGTGTTAATATCAAACGAATCATGGTCGATAGTCGATAAGTATTCTATGAATTCATCATATTTATGTTCTTTGATCAACGAAAATAGTGTATCCGAATATTTGATATTTATTTCGTATGTATCGAATGAATTTTGCATTATAATTAAATGATATTAAATATATCATTTGATTATAAAATTTATAATAAATATTCATCATGCCACACTAAATAATTAATGATGAACATATATATTTTCGTTAAAATACACTTTTTGCCAACGTGGTAAGGTCGAATATTTTTGATGGCGTCATCAAAAGTGAACCATTTTACGTCTCCTATTTCATATTCATCAAAATTAGATAATTTAGACTGGTTTGGATCAAACATATCAATCGCCAGATAATAAATATGCTTGTAGTTAACGTTGTTAGTTCCGACAAGATATTCTTCAATAGGTTCTATTCTGTTTAGAATATGATAATCAGAACTATGATATCCTGTTTCTTCTTCAAATTCGCGGCACGCACATGATAAATTTTCTTCTGTTCTCTTACCGCGTCGCCCTTTAGGAAACCCCCATTCAACAGTCTTCCATTTTGGCTTAATATTTTTGATGTAAAAATTTAGTCCCCAAGGTATCGTACCATTTTTTTCATTTTCGGGATCTGACAACATATCAAATTTGTTTTTAGCTTCCAGATACTCTAACGAATATTTACCATTGTAAGTGTTATGAAGCAAATTTTCTTTGGTTTCATTGTTTTTGTTTAGAAAAAAGAATAGTAAATCATCATATGAGTTATTTTGTATCATCGAAATTTCATTCGCAGACATTTGTTCAAAAAGTTTGATAATAGTATTAGAATCCGTAACTTGATATTTTCCCCTTACAAATTCAATAAATCCAATTGAAAAGCGTCTACTTACCATCAAAAATAAAACTTTGTTTTTGTAATAACAGAACTTTTGGATTTGAGATTCTACATTGTATTTGATAGATTCGTTATCAAGTTTGTAATTGTTGGTACCCTCATTGACACGAATACAATCAGTTATGTTGCATTTGACATATGAATATTTTCTTGATGTCAATATGTATTTTACGTTTTTTTTGGTACTAAAGTTACTTTTGAACAAATTATTTTTGTCATCATAACAATCGAGAATTTTAACATTCACGATTCCAAAACTAGTTATGGGATCGCGACATAATTTAAATTCATGATCATGTTTACCACAATTTATGCATATTTTTTTTTTATTATATTTAGTTTCATATTCCATATATGTCTAACTTAATAGTTAATCATATTTATATTTTTAAATATCAAATTTAAATAAAAACAGGTGATTCGTTAGCATTTGATTCTATTTCAGATATCAAACGCTGATCTTCGTTATACCTTTTAATTTCATCTCGGTTTGCAATATCGACCAGTTTACAAATGGCTGTGATGTTGGTGTCATTTTTATTACTGTCCGTGTTTATGACAGAAACTTTAATATAATCTCCTTTGGTAATCTTCTTTTTGGTTTCATCGTGCGTAATACTACCTGATGGAGAAACTGTAAACTTATTTGTATCTATATTTATTTCTTGAATAACAATGATGACGGGTCCATTCTGAGCAACTACAATCCCTTTGATCATGTTCGAAATCACGCATATTATCTCTAAATGTGCAACTGGTAAACATAATAAACATTCATATTTGACATCGTATTTAACATCTCCAGTGAGACCAGATTTGTCAACGATTCCGTAATCATAATCTATCAATCTATGAACTTTAATAACAATCCCATTTTCGATGACTTTGCTTTTGACTTTTTGTACCAAATTTCCTAATAAATGATCATCCATTTCTGAGTCTTGTTGAAACGGCAACAAAGTTACAGTGGTATTTAGATGAGTCTGATAATACAAATTTATTTGAGACATGATGTTATTTATATTAACTATATTTTTATATTAAATATAAATATTTATTCAATTTTTTTATTCGACACGTATAACCCATTTTCCATGTTCTTTTTTAGCGCCATTGTCAGTCATAATATCTACAAATTTATCATAAGCATTACTAAATGTTAGAACATAAGAAACGTATTTAATTCCTGGAATTTTATGAGCTATCACTGGGGTCGTCGTTTTAATCTCCGCATCAACAATCATTTTTGTTCTATTTTGAATATCGTTGAGAATATGTTTCATTCTATCTTCCAAATTCAGCGGAAAAGGGATTGTCGGATGATTTGCTGGGATAATTAGATATGTTAATTTATTTTTTTGTTTACTCGTACTATATTTTTCCATGTTAAACAACTTGTCATTGATCATGTCACATATTTCTGACCTTTTCTTGAAATCACCTATATCTATGTCTAAATTTTTAGCGATATCTTCCAACATTTGTTTATGTTTGGATGTTCCACATACAGATCCTTTGTAGGATGGCACACCTACTTCTCGTTTTTTGACTAACACCTTGGGTCTTTTCTTTCTGATCTTGAATTCATCTTTTTCTTTTCCAAATGAAATGTTTTTTTCTGAAACTTGATCAATAATACCAACGTATTCAAATTCCTCCCTATTTTCATAATATTCATGTGCAGACTCAAAATCATAACGCAATTGTGGATTCATGATCTTCTTAGCATCCGATTTGTTATTTTTAGCATATGCTAAACTGTACTTATTGATATCATATATTCCAGTAATGTAATTTTTGATGTTTATTTTATTGGGAATAATTGGATCATATTTGCGGCGATAATACATCGTCACATCTTCTTCTTCGTTAAACTGATTAAAAATATAGTACTTACCTCGATAAATTAAATATCCAGGTCGATTCAGCTTATCAATGACAGTGTCAACGAAATTATTATGATCATTCGTCGTGATAGGGATCAGATCGTTCAATGCCTGGTAAACGTAAAAATTGTCAAATAATTCTTGTTTATCTTGAGTGTATGATTTTTTAACGTACTTTAGTATGGTATCCAAATCATAAACGTAATCTAATTTGTATAGTTCTTTGATTTTGTTTTTGGCATAATCTATTTCATCTCGGGCTAAGGTAATATCATAAGTCGAATAATCTAGATCCTGTTTTTCTACTTTTTTGTAAACATTACTTTCTGGGTCATAATATCTTGAGTTTAATAATTTATCGCCACATTTGTAATTGCATGACATATATCCGCAGATCGCGGGACAAGGATTATCAGTTCCACCACAATTTTTGTATTTCTCCAGTTCCTCAATAAAAATATTGTTATTTCTGTTTAGGGGACAATCGATAGCTTCTTCTTGTAAAATTCTTTCTGTTTCTTTGACTATTTTGTATTTCTGTTCTGCTTTTTTGTACAAATCTTCCTCTGAAGATAGTCCCGATTTTAAAGAAACCACATATTTGTATATTTCTACTTTAGGATACGGATTATCTTCAGTCATCATGTTATAATGTACACACCATCGTATTCCTCGCCCAATTGCCTGGTCAACCTTTTGCAAATTGTAATGCACATCCAAAATATGTACCTCTTTAACATTATGTAACGTAAAACCTTCGTTCATTACTTTGGATCCCAAAATTATCTTAATAAACTTACCATCTTTATTTTCAATCTTATTAAAAACATTATCAATCATATCAATTTGTTCTTCTTGGATATTTTCGAACGTCTCATCTGTTTTTCCGGTGATAGAGATAAATGTTGCTGGAAAAAAAGTATGTTGAGGAATCCCATGCGACGTATGTTCTGCATGATTTCCATGTAAGAAATCGCAATAATAACATCTTGTGTCTTTTTGGATGTTATAATTTCCAGTTGATTCACTGTACTCTAAATATCCGTTACGCAAAAGAACTTCTCGAAACAAATCTACACCAACTTTTACCAAATTGGAATAAATGAATATCAATCCGTTTCCTTTCTTTCCAAACACAACATCATTTATGTTTCGTAATGCAGTGTAGAATTTAATCGAAAAATGTTTCAAATACTTTTCGTAAAAAAAATCTCCACCCAATATCTTATTATCAACCAGATACATTAAAGTTGTAGAATTATCAATGTTGTATTCCGCTAATATTGTTGTCGCTACTTTTTTATTGATAGCAACTGCATTGTTTTTCAGCTGATTTTTGATTTCGTTCATTCCGCTCGGACCATAATATCCTATCATATCGCCACTGTTTTTCCCCTTTATAAAACCAGGGAAAGCAAAATTGGCAACAGATTCAGATTTTTTATTCAAACTATCCCCTTCTGCATCGGCGACAGAATTGTACGCGTTCAGTTGAAAATCTAACATCTGACATCGAATAACCTTTGTAAAACTCAAACCTGGTGGTATCTCACCGACATCTACTCTTTCTGCGAACGTTAATGGATCAGCTCCTCGTAAAAAAGAAACATAACCTCTGGAATATTTTCGTAATAATTCTCGTCCATCAGGTTTGAATTCTATTTGATGGACACTTTTGCCTAAAAAAATTTCATCTCGACCTATCTGATAATTTTGGGGTCTGATAAAATTTAACAGTTCAATAATATCATCTGCCTTATTTTTCATCGGGGTTGCTGTCATTAAAATTATTTTCAAATTAACAGAAGACTTAATAATTTTACGGATGGCGTCACCATATTCATTACCCGTTATTCCGTGCGCTTCGTCGATTATCAACAAAGTGTTACTAAGATTATGAATTCTATCAATAGATTGGTCCCGTGCATATTCTCCTGTCTCAGTTTTGACGTATGTTTTTTTAAATTTCCCAGCACTAACTTCTTTTCGTTCAATAATTTTTTCCCCAGATACTTTGTTATAAAAAGATCGGAACGGAATAATGCGATAGTATTGACTGATAGCGTTATGTGCATTCTTTTTGATCTTTTCTTGTTCGTTTTCATTAATGTACAGAGTACCGTCATAATAATTTTTGAGATAGGTTTCTCCTGTAAATTTGATGATTTCATTGAGCCATTTTGTTTTATGTAATGGACCTGGAATAAGAACGTAGATTTGTGTGTTGTAGCGTTCAACTTGAGGTTTAAATTTCTCGGCGATTGCGATTCCCGCGCCAGATTTTCCAACTCCTGTCCCATGATAGATCAAAACTCCTCGATAAGGAGTATCTGGGTTTATAAAATTAGACAATAAGATTTGTTGTTCAGAATATTTCACTTCTCGAGGAGCGCAAATGTTATCCCTATATTTTTTTATCTCCGCATACGTATCCATTTTTTTCCGCGTACCAGCTACATGAATGTTAAAGTCACGTTTCAAATACATGTCAAGTTGAAAATTAGGATCCTCAGGGGATGGATAAGTTCGATCTTCTAACATTTTGGTATCCAAATCTTCCGATTCACTATTATTATTTGAATTTGCTCCACCTATTTGTATATCATCCGCCATATGAATTATATTATTTATATGATATATTTATTTTATTGGTATTAAGATAAATATATAGATACAATTTGGTTGTGCGCTTTCAAAATTTTGTCAGCGTAAAACTCTTGACGTCACTTTTAATGGATCAATATTGGCGTGTTAAAAGTCTGTCGATGTAAACTCTCGACATTGGCATGTTTAGAATCTTATTGTATGGATCAATATTGGCACGTTCAAAGTCTTATTAATACAAATCTCGTTGCGTCGCTTTGAATAGATCAATATTGGCATATTCAAAGTCTTATCAATACAAATCTTCACAAATCTCTTGACATCACTTTGAATGAACCAATATTGGCACGTTCAAAGTCTCGTCAATGCAAATCTCTTGACATCACTTTGAATGAACCAATATTGGCACGTTCAAAGTCTCGTCAATGCAAATCTCTTGACATCATTTTGAATAGATCAATATTGGCACGTTCAAAGTCTTATCAATGTAAATCTCATTACGTCACTTTGAATGGATCAATATTGGTACGTTCAAAGTCTCGTCAATGTAAATCTCATTACATCACTTTGAATAGATCAATATTGGCACGTTCGAGTCTCATCAATGTAAATCTTCACGGGCTTCATTACATCACTTTGAACGGATCAATATTGGCACGTTCAAAGTCTTATCAATGTAAATCTCATTACATCACTTTGAATGAACCAATATTGGCACGTTCAAAGTCTTATCAATGTAAATCTCTTGACATCACTTTGAACGAACCAATATTGGCACGTTCAAAGTCTTATCAATGTAAATCTATTGACATCACTTTGAATGAACCAATATTGGCACGTTCGAGTCTCGTCAATCTCTTGATGTCACTTTGAATAGATCAATATTAGCACGTTCAAAGTTTCATCGATGCAAATCTCTTGATGTCACTTTGAATAGATCAATATTGGGACGTTCAAAGTCTCGTCGTCGCAAATATCATCACTTTGAATAGATCACCGTTGGTATGTTCAAAATCTCGTCAATATAAATTTCATTACATCACTTTGAATGGACCGATATTGTTCGCGTTCAAAGTCTTGTTAGCGCAAATCTCGTGACATCACTTGAATAGACCAATATTAATGTGTTCAAAGTTCTATCAGTACAAATCTATTACATCACTCGAATGAATCAATATTGATACGTTTAAAGTCTCGTCGTTGCAAGTCTCTAGACATCAATTTGAATAGATTAATATTGGCGCGCTCAAAATCTCATCAATGCAATTTCTTGACATCACTTTGAATAGAGCAATATTTGTACGTTCAACGTCTCACTGATGCAATTCTGTACTAATTCATTAAGCATTGTATCTAAAATTGATATGTAGTCCACTTACCACATATAACTACTCTGATTAAAACTATATTTTATCTATCAAATTAGTCATATTACATGATATTAATATATAATCTTATAGTATGTATAAGTGGAAACATGAAAAAGATATCAAAATTCACACGTGATGATAGAAAACATATTGTTAAAATTATTGAAAACTTACCAAACGAAGATTACGTATCTATATTTGACATTTTGATAAAAGACCCTGCAGAGGATATCATTTGCATATCCGATTCAAATAATACATCAGATGGCCCTAAAAAAATTTATTTCAACTTATCTGTTGTTAGCGACGAAACGTTACATCAAGTAAGTTTCTATTTAAACAACAGAGCCAAAAAAAGAAGTGCTGTTTATGATGTGGATAATAGTGTGAATGTTATCCCTAATGTTCAAAATTCTAAATCAGACAGGACATATAAACTGAGTAATTATGAACAAAACATTATCAAACAGAGTGATTTAAAGAAAATATCAAATAACCAATATGAAGAAATAAGTTTACACAAAAAACAGAGACCAGCGAGTAAGAAAAAGGTTATCAGTCCGACCGCAAAAAATTGACTTTCAATAATATAAACATAAAGGGAGTATACATATATTATTAATCCTATGCAGAAAATTAATTTACATACCATATTTAGTCATTTGGTTAATGATCCTAATTTTTTGTTGATAATAGAACAACCAGAAAACATTGTCCTACCACAAAAAAAGAAACCAAAAATTAACAATAAAGAACCGGTTAATAAAATCGTCAATATTATGTCTGATATGATTTCGGATTATATAACATTGCCACCAGGAGATACGCAAAAATATATATTATTTCCTTCTGAATTTAAATCAATATTGCACCCAGAATATGTCAGATGTGGCATCAAAACATTTTCTGAAAAAAGTTCAATGAATGTGAACGTTTCGTTCCTTAACAGTTTAAATATTCTGTTGCGACCAGAATTATTTAAATCGAAAATGGAAGACCAAATAAAAAATTACAATTTGTTTGAAGGATTTATGTTGACAAAGATCAACGGAAATTGTAGGATAGATAAAATCAAAAATACAAAAAAAATTCGCGCAATTAATGCAGAACTATCTAAAAATTTGATTGGAGGAAAAATAATAATAGAACTGATTCAATTCATCGTCAACATATTTGAGATCAACTTGTTAATATTTGATTTTGTCAAAAATGAGATCCTTTTTTTTTGGTCATGTGGCCACAAATATCCTGATGTAAATCTTTTTAATGATTTACACTGTATGGCCAACATTCGCGGCGCATATGAACCCTTGATGCCCATTAACAACAAAATCCCAATTGAACATATTCAAAAAATGTATATCCAAATATTAACAAATGATAACGATTATATGCAGAATGCTTTTCCTATAAAACTCGCTTCACATACATTGATCCAATTAGAAAAATGGGACATTTCTCCAAATAAATATGTTAAAATCATCGAAAATTATTTCAGCAATTCTTTTACAGAAAAGATCGATTACAACGTATAATATAAATATAAAATATATGTATATTATATTCACATATGGACAAGGACATCATTGCTCTCCTGAGTAAAGCAGAAAGTGTAGTAAACGCAACAACGTTAGTGACACTTTATCTTCGACCAGATCATAGCAATTTGTGACTAGCACGTGACAAAATACTTGCTGAGATCAAAATTGCACCAAACATCAAAAATAAAAAGGTTTCCAAACAAGTCATAGAATCCTTACAACTAATAAAACATCAATTGAATTTGATGGAAACCATACCTAAAAACGGTATTGTGTTTTGTGCAGGCAACGTTACCCAGCAAGAGTCCTATCTTTAGCACAAATTGCCATATCTTCGAACCTCCCAATCCGGTGAATAAATTTTACTACAAATGTGACCGACATTTCCATCTTGATGATCTATTAGAATTATACAACATCTATGACACATACGCAATAGTTTTAATTTCTGGCAAACGAACTGACATGTACGTACATAGCAGCAATAATACCCAACTAATCAAATCATTACAATTTGAACTGCCAAGCCAGCACAAAACTGGCGGGTCATCTGCTGCTAGAATGGGTAGAATACGAGATGAAAAAATAAATTTATCTATTCGAAAGACTGCAGAAACAATGATATCGCTATATGTCAAAGACAACGTTTTTCAACATATCGGTCTAATCTTAGCAGGTCCAGCTTCAATCAAAGAAAAAATTCAATCCGAGAAGATATTTGTACAACATTTTAATAAATATCTCTTACGAACAATCACCATTGCAGAAATAGAAGACAATTCAATTTATTATGTTGTCGCTTCTATTATGGATATTTCATCTGGATTATGTATGTCTGGTGATGTTGTTGCTAAATTTGAAACAATGATATCTGATCCTGAAATTATTGATCTCATAGTTTTTGGCACATCAGATGTATTAGATGAATATAACGCTGGAAATTTGGCAGAATTGTTCATCGATAAGGACATGCTAGATATTATTACAATTAATCCTAAAACGATCGTGCAGGTTATTCAGAATAGCGAGTTTATTAATAAATACGGCTCATTGGTGGGCATAAAATATTTTGCAGTTGACGAGTAAAATTTATTTAATTATGACATAGTTAAATAAAAATTGATTTTTTTAATCTTAGGTTTCTTGTTTATATTTCTTCGATATCAACAGAAACATGGGGAACGCTTTACAAAATTCGCGCCGAGCATTATTGCCAGAAAATATTGATTCGTTAGAGACCAAACTCAAAGTTGAATCGAAAATGTTACATTTCAAAGATAAGAACAACTTTTCTCAATCAGAAAATGTTCCAACAATGGGAAAAAATATGCCTATCGTAATTGGTATTGTTCAAAATTTGTTGGCGATAAATCAAATGAACGATTTGAAAATTCTAGAAATAATGGCAGGGAATTGTAGTGCGTCAACGATGTTAGAGGAAAAAATTAGAGATAACGTAAAGTCGTGGGTTCGGACAGATATCGGTGATTATTCTAGACAATCAGAGCAGATGGATGCTGTTGATGCTGTGGCGCAATATGGTGACCAATCAAATTTGTTATTAATGATCTGTCCTCCACCTGGATCTATTGATACTGAAAATTTTGTTGGATCGTGTTATGGAGATTATTTTGCGTGCAAGAAATTTATTGCAACAAAGAAAGGCGAGAACAAATATATCATTTTTGTCGGCGAATTAGGCGCGAGTGATGGATCAGATGGCATGTATTTGTATATGCTCACACATACTAGACTAAAACTATTAGGACGCAAAATGATTCAGAAAGGATTAGATAATTTCGGTGGTCCTTTAGAAAAAGAAGTATTTCTTTTTTTGATCAACTAGTTAAGCTAATTAATAAAAAATTGAAATAAATATAGATAGGAAAGGGTATCAGATTAATTTATTAACAAACATGTTATTGCCGCCAGATAATGATTCACTGAACAAAAACAGACGATTGGCTCTCCCGCCAAATATTGATGCGATGGAAGGATTAATCAGGGACCAATGGAAAAAAGTATACAAAACAGATATATTAAATGCATGTCAAGAGAAGCCACATCCAACTTTACATCGTGAGTGTTTGAAAGTTGCCGGAATATTATTATGCCGTTATTTAACCGATAGAAATGTCTTTGGACTTAGGATTCTTGAAATTATGGCAGGAAATTGTGAAGCGTCCAAGGTTATTCAAGGAGAAATAAAAGCTAAGTATGAATCATGGAAATATACTGACATTGGTGATTATGCGAAAGGATGTGAACAAATGGATGCAATTTGTGCCGTCGAAAAGTATGGAAAGGAATACAATACTTTATTGATGATCTCGCCGCCACCAGGATCAATTGATTATTTACATGTACATTCATCTTACGGTGACTATTTTGCATGTAAAAAATTTATTGAAATGGAAACAGGTGAACAAAGATATATCATTATAATCGGTGAACTTGGCGGAAGCGATGCGTCACAGGGGATGTATTTATATATGATGAAACATCCTTCATTAATTCTTGAATTCCGTTGTACCTTTTTGATCGCTAAAGATCATCAAGGTGGACCGGTTGAAAAGGAAGTCTTCGTTTTTTCAATTTGGAAATGATTTAATCTTTATCAAAAATTAAATCATATGCATCTAACAGAAACTTTGAAATATTTCATGCGTAACCCTGCACCTTGTCCAAACAATTTTACGTCGTGATTTGGATCTGGATTCCCGATAGATGGGGCAATATATGGATACGCCCACGTAACTGCCTGATCGATAATAGGTCTATTATCGTCATTGTATTTACCTGGCAATATTTCTCCATAATTATTTGTAACATCTAATTGAACCAATCCAGATGCAGATTGATTTCCAGAATCAGGATATGTTGTTACGATGGGAATTTCATTTTCGACAAGTTGTCGCGCATAATTATTAGGTAATTGCATATCGAGAAGAGAAAACAGTCCAAATCCGAAATAGCTACTACTCATACTGGTTGCTTCGGCGACTCCTTTATGGTCTAACATTCTCAGCGGATCGTTTTGTCGAACACCAAATCGCGGCACCGTAAATACTAATTCATCGTTGATATAATATTTTGCGGATGTTTTTTGAAGACCTATACCAACTTTTACAAAATCATTGGCCGCGTTTCCTCCTCTACCGCCAGCTGGGAATGCTGCGGAATAGGCAGCATAAAAATTTGTATTTGATTGGCCAAACGGTAATCTTTCAACAAAACAATATATCTTATCCCTTGATAAAAATATATCGGTGACCAAAAATGTTTCTGGATCGATTGTATTTATCGCACCACTACATAATCGAATGTCTTCGTATATGTTTCTGATCCTGGGTAAAAATCCGCTCGGTATGTTATTTATCGGGATGTATTGATCAACTGCTATTTCGGTTTCGTAAAGAGTTTCATAATCATCACTTAGTATGAAAGGATTTTTGTAATATCTTAAATTTTTGACGTGCTCGTTACCTGTCGGAATTGTAGAAACAAATTGAGGTGCGTTGACAAATAATCCGTTTGAATCTATGGTTGTTGTTCCATCGAGTGGAAATGGGATAAAATTAGGAAGAGCATTCGTGAAATTAGCATCAAGTGTTGCAATTGTTATTTTTGCAAAATCGAAATATACAATAACTTTGTCATCTTTAGGTTCGCATTCCAAACGAACTTGTTCTCTATGTTGGATTTGTTTTTTGCAAGAACTGTTACAAATTTTCTTTTGTGAACAATTTTGTGTTCTACTTGAGTCGGACGTTTGAGTTTTTTTGTGTATCATCTATAAATATGCTATATTATTATTGTTCGTGTGGCAGAATGACCCTATATATAATTTTACAGTTGATAATTATTGACTGTAAAATTTGACGCGTTGTTCCACAGTTTCTTCTACATTGTACGCATAATTTGAATTTGCAATCTCTTGCCGGTAACATTGAACGGACAAATATTTGCGCATTCAAATCTCCAGGCAATCTCTTGTCATCGACATTGAATCGACAAATATTTGTGCGTTCAAATCTCCAGGCAATGCAATCTCTTGCCAGCAACATTGAATCGACAAATATTTGTGCGTTCAAATCTCTTGATAATACAATTCTTGCCAGCAATGTTGGATGGATAAATATTCAAACTTTCAAATCTCCAGGCAATACAATTCTTGCCAGCAACATTGAACGGACAAATATTGGTATATTCAAATCTCTTGGCAACACAATTCTTGCCAGCAATGTTGGATGGATAAATATTCGAACTTTCAAATCTCCTGGCAACACAATCTCTTGCCAGCAACATTGAACGGACAAATATTGGGACATTCAAATCTCCAGGCAATGCAATTCTTTGGCAACAACATTCGAATCTCGCGGCAATGCAATTCCTTGCCAGTAACATCAAACGGATAAATATTATGATGTTCAAATCTCCAAGCGATGCAATTCTTTGGCAACAATATCGAATAGACAAATATTGGGACTTACAAATCTCTTGGCAATACCTTGCTGGCAACATTGAATGGACAAATATTGGGACGTTCAAATTTCACTGTAATATAATCCCTCGCCAGTAACATTGAGTGGACAAATATTGCGACATTCAAATCTCCAGGCAATGGAATTCTTTGCCAGTAACATTGAATGGACAAATATTGGGACGTTCAAATCTCCAGACAATACAATTCTTTGCCAGTAACATTGAATTAACGAATATTGTGATCTTCAAACTTATTGTAACATTGAACGAACAAATATTACGATCTTCAATTCCCCAACAATACAATTCCTCATCTAAACAAAAAAATGAAAAATATATGATTTATCGAACATAACGTACTATATTCGATAAAACATGCATAACGTAATTATTAGTTTTCCAAATGATGCGCGCAAACAGGCTGTAGCTAAATCACTATTCAATGCATATCCAAATTCGATTGTGAACGCACATGCAGAAGTCTTTCCTGAATCAAACGAAATTGAATTAGAAATGTCATATGCTGATTTTTGCATCATACTCAATATGATTAAAGGCAAAGTTAAGCAATGGGAAATTCCCAAAGATATATATCAGATAGCTTACAAGTATGGATTAGTGAACGATGATTTGCATAGTTTCAAAAACATTTTAAATAATAAACGTAACGATACGTTGACCCGAATTGATACATTTTTGAAATCGCCTGATACTATGTTCATTCCTGATATTATTTCTGACTATTTAGAATACAAAGAAATTTTTGCGCGACAAAAAAATATTATTCCAGTCCAAGTGGTATTTGACAAGGTGATAAACATTTATGGTGGTGTTCCAATTTACGCAGGAAACATAAGATGGGATAAATCACTTAGTACGCTCGAAGAACATAATATCACGTTAAATGGTGACATTAACATAAATGCTATCCGAGCAACAATGTTACTTCAAAAATATGGAGATGAAGAATCTTTTTTTTTCAATGATGTTAACAAAAAATTTTTTAGTCGGTCCGAAATCGAATATTTGGAAAGTTGTCTTGATACGCTGTGTGACATTGTTTCGGATGATCAAGGAGATAATTTTGTTCGAGCTTCGAATATTACGTATCCCGAGAATTTGTTCCGGTTAACAATGGACCAAAAAACATGTGATAAAATTATTCGCATCGTTAAACAAAACAAATCATATCATAAAAAAGTTAAAAGTCACTCACATATATCTAGAGCTGTAGCAATTCCCGAAGATGAACTACAGGATATTGTGTAGATTTTTTGGCTATTGTGGATTCATAAATTTAGATATTAACGAATAAATATATTTACTCATTGATGAAAAATTTAAATTATTTTTTTCAGTGACATCCTTCTTTATTTTCATATATCATCAAAATGCAAAACACAATCTCCGATTAACAGAATTTTGGTGCTCAACGAACTCCACGATCTTATCGTCACCATAGAAGAAGATTGATTTATCATCACTACCCCCACTCGTAATTGCAAACCATTGTATTGGATAAATTGCCTCAATAATGATTGTTGGAACTATGTTTCTCGGGACACAAAGATTGATCTAAGATATTTTGGCCCAATCGATGACCAACGCGCGTCCAACTCCAAAAATTGGATGGGCAATCATTTTGGTAGTAATTTTGAAATGAGTGTAGTTTGTTGCGGTTATTAATTTTTTATAAAAAATTGATAATCGTTTTCATTTAAAATGATCCAAAATATACTAATCACAAATGTACGTCCCTCAAAAAATCAGTGATGAAATGAAATTAGTCATGGACGTTGAAAACAAATTCTTCGTTTACATTGACAAAGGTTTCTATCCCAACGAAGAAAGTGATCGTATCTTCCAAGAATTAGAAAAACAAGTTGAATACAATGTTGGCAGTTTTTTTTCAATTTATGGCAAAAAAATACCTATCCCCAGAAAACAGACTGCATATGGTGATCCAGGCACTAGTTACTCCTTTACAAATCAAGTTACTAAAGCAAAACCATGGATTCCTATTCTGCAAAAAATTAGAAAAGATATCGAATATTTTACAGGCAAAACCTTTAATTTTTGTCTCGTTAATCGCTATGAAGATGGTAACCAATACATAGGTTACCACAAAGATAGTGAATTAGATTTAGTAGAAGAACCAAGTATCGTTTCTTTGTCATTTGGTGCTACTAGAAAATTTTATTTCAAATCTGACAATAAAGACGTCAAAGTAGTGAAATTAGAGCTAAATCATGGATGTTTATGTTGGATAATCGATCCAACGAACAAAACTTGGAAACATTCTGTGCCCAAAGAAAAAAAGGTCAAATCTCCGCGAATAAACATAACGTTTCGTCATATTGCCATATAAATATTTAACAATAAGATAGATACAATAAAGATGGTTTGTTCTATTGTAATAATGATCATGTTATATTTTTTTTGGAGCTACACTCAAAAATATTTATCGTCCGAACGACCCGCCACTCAAGGGATAATTGACAAAATGCATGATTCTGATTTGGTTTGCAAACTCAATGTATATTTATCAAATCATCCCACGTTTGCAAAATTAAACATAATTTTAACGACGTTGTTATTAGATATCAACATCGTCTATGTCATATTATCGAGCATCATAAACGATGATAGCAGACCCATATTTTTAATAGTATTTGGCATCATATCGCGGCAACTTTGCCAATTCGTTAATAAATTACCTACTCCTCAAAATATGATTTGGTTCGATCCTCATTTCCCAACGTTTTTCATGATGTATAACACAGTTAATGATTTTTTCTTTTCAGGCCATACATTAATATCAATCATCACCGGCGTAACGATATATTATCAAACTACAAATATATTAGTTGCCCTATACGCAATTTTGTTTATAATTTATGAGATATCATTTGTTGCTATATCAAAATCTCACTATTTTATGGATATTTATGCAGGAGCAAGTACCTATTTTATGCTTAACTACATTTTCGATAATTATTTTAATTTTTAACAACAATAACGTATTTTTGTTAAATTCTTTTCCTTGCATATAATTACGACAATGCGAACAAGATCACACCGATACTCAAGAGAAGATGGTGAATATACAAATAGCACACACTATGACCCTCAAAATAACAGTCTGGACATTGGTTTCCAACGACTCAAAATCTTCAACTGCAAAATATATCCCGATATGTCATCCATAAAATTCTTATTCGTTCATCAAAATAATATCACAAACTTACCCGATGCATCTTTACTGCCAAATTTGACGGAACTAAATTGTTCCAATAACAACCTTAAAAATATACCATTTTATCGAAAATTAATCACTTTAAATATCTCGTTCAACAAAGTGACCGAATTAAATCACTACCACAACAGTGACCTCAAATATCTGGATTGTTCCTTTAATCCAAATATTGCTTTGAACATTTATCTTCCCTATTGCAAACATCTTTACATAAATGACACAAAATTAACAAACATAAAATTATCGAGATTCAGAAAGTTGAAATTTTTAGATTGCAGTAACAACAACCTACATGATATTGACCCCAGTAATTCTTTGTTAGAATTAAATATCCAAAACAACGAAATGACAGAATTACCCTTATTTCCAATATTAAATGTTTTAATGATTGATGACAATTTTTTAACTAGTTTAGTGACCTATCCGTATCTAAAGATATTAAATGCATCACGTAATAAACTGATTCATATTGATTCGCAGCCACAACTGACGAAGATTACGGCGTCACACAATTTGGTTTCTAAAATTGGATTGATGCCAAAGCTAGAGATAATTGAGTTGGATAATAATAACATAACAAATTTTGAGATATTTGGTGTTTCGAAGCATGTGTGTCTTCAATTTAATCCGATTACCAACCTAGGTGTACATGAGCAAGCGTTCCAAAATATCGAAGAATTGCAAGTAGATTACAAAATGTATGAAAAAATTTATGCAAAATGTTACGACAGTATTAAATCGATTAATATTTTTGCATGCGAAAACAAAATTGACGAAAAGATCAAAAAATTAGAAGGTGTTTTTAGTGCGAGGATGTTGAAATTTATTAAGAAAATGTTTCTGAAAACTGAGTTTCAGAATAGAGGTAATATGTTCGGACAAATAACGGTGCGAATATGTGATGAATATTTTAAAAATGATGACGAAACGACAATGCGCGAAAAATGTATAATGACGTTAAAAAACATATCAAAATTATATCATAAAATAATTGTTGTATCACTAATTTTTAATTACTAAAAAAAATGAAACGGTAACTGTATTCATATAATTCGATTGATAACATATAAATAAAATATAGTAGTAATAGTATATTGTTAAAATGATAAACGAAAAGATATATTCCGAAATTCTTAATACTATTTTGACCGATGAAAATAAAGGGCAGATAAATGAAATGATTGATGTGCACAAGAAAGATGCGTCACAGGAATTAGAAGTCTCCTTTCGCGGCATCAATTATGCTGATTACATCAAGATCGTCGAAAAGTATGTTAATGATACTGACCAAAAAAACATATCTGAATCTGAATCGTTAGATATATCGATCATGTTGTCCAATAAAAATACTTATCGTGTCAGTCTAAAAAATAAAACGTTGATTACTGACTTCATAAATAAATATTCAAAAGCATCGAATGATAAAATACAAGAATATTTGCTCAGTTTGAAACAATCTAAAGACGTCGAAATGATGTACAAAAATCGTGGTGCTGCTATACGTTTATATGTGGAAGATTTTGACATCGTTTTCAAATCGACCGCAGAAACACCAATCAGTGCGGAGAATCCAGCGCCTATTCTCGGTAAAGGGGATGAAACTACAGCAGTTCTGACAGGTACTGAAAAGATGTTATTCAGATACAAACAACGAGTAAGTTTTAAACTGAATTCTAAATTTCGATTAGATGCGACAGAAGTGCAAGAGTCAAAAAATATTTGGAACCTTGCGGAAGCGCCACAAACATACGAATTAGAATTAGAAGCCATTGGTGAAAAAATAACAATAGATGATTTAACCAAAAATGTTATTGATGTATTGCGCACGATCCAAAATACGCCCGCGCCAATTGGAAAAAAAGAAGCTGAATATGTCATCAATGCATACAAGTATATCCATAACATCAAACGAGACATCTCAACATTGCTCGTTCGTAACGTAATATCAGTAGAAACGCAACATGTCGTTAATTTCATACCCCACAGTTATGCCGTTACTGATAAAGTTGATGGAGAAAGAGGTAATTTGATCTTCTTACCACGTGGAATATATTTCATCTCAACAGTCCTTGTTGTCAAAAAAACAGCATACGTAACTGATAATCCAGCATATTTGAACATGATTTTGGACGGAGAAATGATCACTGACGTTAGTACGGACAAACAATGTTTTTTGTTGTTTGATTTAATATATGCCAACAATATTAGCTATCTAGATGATACAAAATATGGATTGTTACATCGTTTAGATAGAATAAAAGATATTGTTCAAAACTGTTTTGGTACTTTAATTCCATTCCCAGATTACATGGATAAACATAAGGATACAGATTTGGCCGCAATCGTAAAATTTTATTCAAATGAACTTAAAAAGTATTGGGATGAGTTTCGTAAACGTTTGGAGAAATCAGAAGAATTATTCATTACCAGAAAATTATATTTCGTTCCTTACGGTATCGATCCATGTGAAATTTTCATGTATGCGTCAATGATCTGGAAATTATATGTCTACAATGAGCTGCCTCCGTATAAGTTAGATGGTATGATCTATACACCGCAAAATACACCATATATGATTGATGCAGATTCCAAAAATTTTGACGCAAAACCCTTCGAATATAAATGGAAACCGCCAAATTTAAATTCGATCGACTTTTTTATCCGATTCGAAAAAAATGAAACGACGCAATCAGATGCGATATATTTTGACGAATCCGATAATACTAAAGTGGTTAATCAATACAAGGTATGTAAGTTGTTCGTTCATACGCAAAATAAAGGACAAGAAATTCCTACACCGTTTAAAATTGGTGGCGTTGAACAACGAGCGAACATTTACATTAACGACGGTGACACTCGGGATATTGAGGGCAAAATTATTGAAGATAACACTGTCGTTGAATTTGTTTTTGATACTACACAGAAAAATGTAAACAATGCATACAAATGGATTCCATTACGAACTAGATACGACAAAACTGAGTCAGTGATAAAATATGGTACAAAATATGGTAATCATTATCTGATCGCTAATCGCATTTGGAAAACCATCGTCAATCCCATCACTGAAGAAAACATTGCGACATTGGGTAATCCGAATACGTACAAGTTAGAAATGGATCGACTTTCTCAAATGGTACAAACTATACCAGCAGCAACTGCACCAGCAAAGGAAGCGTATTATTCAAATGATTCGCTCAAAGATGCTGGTATGAATGCGTTTCATAATTGGATCAAGTCTAACATGATAATAACATATGCACAAAACAAACCCAACATGTTAGATATTGGCATAGGACGTGGTGGAGATATTCTGAAGTTCATCGGCGCAAATATTGGCGAAGTTGTTGGGCTAGATAGCGATGTTCAAGGATTATTTAATGGCGACAATTCTGCATCTAGCCGTTACAAGAAAGAAAAAGCTAAACGCAAGAATGTTCCTGTTATGTATTTTATAAACGCAAATGCTAAAGGATTATTTAACGTTAAATCTCAACTAAATATCATTCCAAACATGTCAAATGAGAATAAACGGTTAATTGACACACATTTATCAGGAAACAAAAAATATAGTGTTATCAACTGTCAGTTTAGTATGCATTATTATTTATCAGATGCTATCGCTTGGTCGAACTTTTGCAAAAATTTATCAGATCATTTGGAAGATGATGGGTATTTATTATTGACTTGTTTTGATGGAAAATTGATAAGAGACAAACTGAAAGATAAAAAAAGTATCAACATTTCATACACTGGCGACAATGGTGTCAAAACTACCTTTCTGGAGATCGTAAAATTGTATACCGATGATGATCCAGTCGGCGTTGGTTTGGGGATCGATGTATATAACTCCACTATTTCTAATTCTGGAACTTTTAATACCGAATATTTGGTGGATCCACAATTTTTAGAAGATTCGTTACGCACAAATAGCGGGTTAAAATTGGTCGAGACTGATTCATTCTATAATATATACAATTTGTACAAAAAATATTTCACGTTACCATCATCAACAGAATATTTAGCAGGAGATGCGGTTGGTCGCCATGACGTAATTAAGAAATATTACATGTCGATGGATCCTGATAATCGTCATTTGTTCACCGCGGAAGAAGTTGATTATAACTTGGCTGGATTCAAAATGTCATCCTTGAACAGATATTACGTTTTTAAAAAAGAAAATGGTTTTGTTTCTCCATCACGTGTCGTTAGTATGAACTTTAAATTAGATCTTGGCAAGATGATGATACCTTACTTCTATTCAAATGGGGTATATATCGATCCTGGATGTAAAAATGATAACATTAATAGCATTTTCAAAGAATTATGTGCGAAATCACAAGGAGTGCGGCCAAATGTTTACGTCATCAGGCATAATATCAATGAACATATGATTGATGACGAGCCTTTTAGTTACAATAGTTTCGAATTTGCAAGAATTAAAGAAGGAGTTGATCCTAAAGTTTTGATCATATACAAATCTCCCGATAAAAAATTCTTTCCGCTATTTTATCAACCATACAATCCTGGGATGGAGACTATTATGGCCAACAAATATTTTTTCGATAACAGCAAAATTGTGAAAGATTTAGATTTTTTGATCGAACTAAGTAACAAAATTAATCCTGAAAAATAATATAATCTGTTGCAATAAATTTTATTTCAACAGATTGTTAAAATTATATTGTCTATTAGTAATATAACATAATGAAATTGAATATCTATCGACTTTATATTTCGCATAAAGATTCCCCAAAGTTTGACATCCCCGAAGTCAACGTCAAAAACATTTCGTTGAGCAACGATCCAAGTCCAAAATTAATAAAATATGGATTCAATAAAACGACGGACAATTTTAATGTTATTGATCTGATGAAAGATGACCATTACAAAATTGGTCTGAATTTTGATTTTGATCGAACTGACGCAGAAAGTATCAACGTCGTCGGCAAGAAAACATTCAATATCACTGGAATCGATCATAATTTTTGTATGTTTTGGGAAATCTTGAACCTATTCGGAATGTTGGCGATCGACCAAACAATTTTGACCAACATCAAGAACACGATGACAAATATAACGTCTGTTTACAATAAAATGACGAAAGCCAAAGTAAATACTAAAATCTATGAAACTATGCCCCCAAAGGAGAAAGCATCACTCATTGTCAATAAATATTCAGATGTTGATTTAGAAGAAGATGCCGTCGTTCATCTCATCATTAATGACTTACAACGATCAATCCCTTTGGCTGCCCCAGGATCATCGATGATCTTCCAAATTTTCAGCTGTCAAACGGCAATCATGACAGAATTAATTTTTTTTATGATGTCTTTATTCAACGAAGCATATATTATCAAGCCACTAACTAGTTCTGATTTATCAAATGAGAAATTTTTAGTGCTAGGGGATATGAAAAAAAAAGTTTCTATGTTTGATATACCTAAAAAATATTCATCAAGTACATACATGTCATCATTAAATATTGATTTGCCGGTCGAATATGTGACAATCATACAATGCATAAATTCAGAATTGATTCCTCAAAAATTTCTGATGTACAACAACATTCAAGCATATATCCGGAGTAAGATGTATGAAGGGGCACAATATCAAGAATTATATAGGTGTCAAAATAAAAACATAGCGAGTTGGATAGAAATGTTCACTGATTTTAGTAAATTTGAAGATTTATTAAAATCAACGTTAGATAAGTCGGATAAGAAATGTATTCTTAGTCGCCGAATAGAAAATGTTTTTGATTAAATCATAGAGTATTGTTTTCTTTCATCTGTTTTAGTCCTACATCTGACTCTAATTTTGCCTCTGTCGTCATATGTTGTTTAGCCAATCGGTCTGCCAAAGTTGCCTCTGTTAAAAATCCCTTGCTTATTCTATCTTTGTAATACAATGCAGATACTAAAACTCGCAAATCATCACCCTTAATAATTTTAACAAATATGCCGGTATATCTCTCAAAAAAATCGTTAAATTCACGACCAAGTTGGTCATACATATGAATGAAATCTAAGTCGCGAACTGATGGATCCTTCATTCTTGTTCTAATTTCTTTCATTGTCATTATAATACTGACCATTTCTGGTTCAGTTATCACTGGAATTTGTTCTTCTACGGACATTATCAATAATTTATTGTTAATATTATTATATCAACAATAATTACGCAGATTTCTTTTTTTTCTTATGTTCATGACTGGATTCGGAATCTGATAAAAATGCATAGTCAGATGTTTCTGAATCTATCATTTCGTGCACTTTTTTTTTATTAGGTCTTGTGACGTTCATTTTATCGTAATATGTTGCCAATCTTCTGATCATCGATTCAACTCTTATGTTATCAAAGTTATGTTTGACGCACATAAAATTAAATAATTCGTCACGTTGAAATGTCCTTAGTCTGATATTATGATTGGTGACTACAAAGTTCTCATTATTATCCAAATCATCTAATGCGGTTTTGAAATAATTTGTAGCTTCGAACATACATTCAATATTGTCCTTATCTAACACTATTTTTTTATTTTTCTTAGCCTCACTTTTCAAATATTCAACTGCACCTTTTAAATTTTTTTTGCAACGTATCAAATCGTATGACTTTTTAGGTCCAACTGTTTTAATTCTCGTACAATAATCGCAGCCCATTAAGACACTCATATCTACAAATTGATCCATACTCAAATTCATTTTTGATAATGTAGTTCGAAGACTTATAACTGATACTTTCGTTCCTTTTTCTGACATTGCACTAAACATGTTTTTGAAGACATATGGTGCACCAAACACCACGATATCAATATCTTCTGTACAAACTCCCTTGATGATTCTGTTACCACGTTTATCTTTCCGTGTAGCTAACCATGCCAAAACTGGATCAGCTTCTTCTGGGGCAAGGATATATGGAATTCCCATAAGATCGAACATAGTCTGTAATTCTTCGTAATCATTTTGTGTTGGACAAAAAGACTGCTTAAAACATGTAATGTAATCATTTTCGTCTGTGACTGACGATAATTTCTCTGACGCAACCATCTTATCATCAGTTCTTTTTTGAATCGTTTTATCTTTTAGGTGCGACGGCTGGCCATCAAAAACAAATATAGGTGTCATGTCATTTTCTAAAAATTTAAGAATCTTGTAAAAGATGCCATTCAGATGACTTGTCAGTTCTCCAGCAGCATTTGTCATATCCTGACCAGACGCTCGCATACCAATTCCCATCCTATGAACTAATATACTCGTATCAATACCAACTGTCATGCCGCTAAAATGCGAAAATTCATACTCTTTAATTCCTTCATCATTTGTTGAATCCTTAATCAATTTTGGTAATCCTGGCACGCCCATTACTAATGAATAATAACATTATTAATATTCATTTTAAATGCGATTAATTATCATTTTTTTTTGTTGTATGCATACTGACTATAAATGGATTCCATACGTCTTCTAATTCTTTGCGTTTCAAATCATACGTTTCCTTACTTTCATTTTGATTATCTTCTACATAATTAATCAGTATTGTGCATAATGAATCTATTTTTGCTTTAGTTGCAGGGTCTATTATTTGAGCTATGTTTGGTTCGTTTAAAGCCTGTTTGATGTTGCGAACATAATATTCTAAACAGTTTCGAGCATCAATAGACATCTTCTTTTTATTATCTGCGTCTTCAAATAATTTAGCTTCTTCAATCATTTTATTTATTTCTTCGTCTGTAAATTTGCCGCGATTGTTAGTAATTGTAATGTTTTTAGTCTTGTTAGTGGTTTTTTCACATGCGGTAACATTTAAAATACAGTTTGCATCAATATCGAACGTTACTTCAATTTGTGGATGACCCCGAGGAGCAGGCGGGATACCTTCCAACGCAAAAGTACCCAACTTGTTATTATCTTTTGTTAATTTTCGTTCCCCTTCATATATTTGGATATTAACTCCCGGCTGATTATCTGAATGGGTAGAAAATATCTTTGATTTTTTGCAAGGGACAGTTGTGTTGCGATCTATTAAATTTGTCATCAGACCCCCAACTGTTTCTAGTCCCAACGATAACGGTATAACATCTATTAACATAATTGATCCTAAATCTCCTTCAACTGACCCAGACAATATCGCTGCTTGAACAGCTGCACCATATGCAACCGCTTCATCTGGATTGACAGATTCATTCAACTTCTTGCCGCCAAAAAAATCAGTCAATAACTGCTTGATCTTAGGAATTCTAGTTGTACCACCAACCAAGACTATCTCTGCAACTTCAGATTTATCAAGATGGGCATCTGTTAGAACATTATTGACCGGTTTAAGAGTTTCTAAAAATATATTCATACATAACTCTTCAAATTTAGGTCTACCAATGTTGACAATATAATCGATACCATCAAATAAGGAATCTATTTCTATTACGGCTTGCATGACGGAAGACAGGGTTCGCTTAGCTTTTTCACATGCAACTTTTAGTTTTTGTACAGACTTTGGCGACTCACTTATATCCTGGCCATGTTTTTTCTTGAAATCATCAATACAATATTTAACAAGAGTATTATCGATATCTTCTCCGCCGAGTGCCGAGTTTCCTGACGTTGCCAAAACACTGAATACACCATCATACAATGACAGTAACGAAACATCATGAGTTCCGCCGCCACAATCAAAAACCAATATGTTAATTTTCTTCCCAGAGATCTTATCCAATCCATATGCTAAAGCGGCAGCGGTTGGTTCATTAATTATTCGCAGCACATTTAGACCTGCAATCTTGCCAGCATCTTTTGTTGCTTGCCGTTGCGCATCATTAAAATATGCTGGCACGGTGATAACTGCATCAACAACATCAAAACCTAAAAATGTACCCGCAATTTGTTTCATTTTGCTTAATACCATAGACGAAATTTGTTCGGGAGAGTATTGCTTTAATGTGTTCATGTATGAAACTTCAAAATATGGTTTTCCATTAACGTTTTTGACAGCGAATGGGCAGTGTTTAATGTTATGTTGGACACTTTCGTCAGTCATTTCCCGGCCGATGAATCTTTTTGCATCAAAAATAGTATTTTTTGCATTGCTCACCATCTGACTTTTGGCCGCATCACCAACAAGATGTTCGGTCTGGGTAAATGCCACGAACGATGGAGTTATTCGATTTCCCAATTCGTTTACAATGATTTCAATCTTATTATTGAGCCAGACAGCTACCACACTAAAAGTTGTTCCTAAATCAATTCCTATTGCTATTTTTTTTGACATATTATATTAACGTTCCAAGTTATAATTTCTTATATTAACGAATAATGAATCGTTTAGAAAACGATTCATTATTCATAATAAATATTCCACTCGTTAGTCATATCTTCTAACATATTCGGATCTTTACATATTAAAAACGTTTTAGTTTCGCAATATCTTTTGCACAATAATCCTGAGATATCTTCTTCGTTTAAGATAAAAGAAGTATTTATGTTTTTGGTATCATAAAAATAAATGTTAGCAAACGGACTATTAGTTCCTGAAAATCCTATCTTGTTTGTTATTACCTCCAACGAATTAGATCCATGTTCCACAACGAATTTATTCATGATTTCATTTATCTTTGTTTGCGGCAAATCTTGCGTTGATGTAATTTCTGCGACGATCTCGTACAATTTTCTTGTTAAAATTCTGCGATAAATTTTGTACGCCTCCTTTATTTTAAGAACATCATCTGGATCAAAACGACTCTCTTTGCATGTCAAATGATAAATGTAATTTTCAACGTAATTAAAGATGCTTTGGTCCGTTAAAGTGCAAAATCGTTCCATATTTTTGATAGAATCAGATATCTTGAAAACTGGATCTATGATTCTATAAATATCGCACATCATCATTTCAATTATTTTAACAGTTTTATGACTGTAAATTTGCTTGTGCATCATATATCGAATATAAAACATATCAAATACGTCAGATGAACAATGTTTTGGATAGGATATGTTTTCATTTTTATCAATGATCAATTCGTCAATTAATCTCCGCGGATCAAATCCTTTTTTGAGTCCCAAATTGTATGTATCTCGGGCCAAATAATCAAACTTATCTACATCGATACCATTTAAATAATTAGAGACGATCTGATACAATGCCCCTTTATGTTGTTCTTTAGGATGAATTATTGACTTTATGAAATTAATTTGTTGATCTGTAATGATATCTGGCAATTCTCGTTTACAAATCATATCAATAATCACACATGAACGCTCTTCATGACACGAATTTGGGTGATTATAATCTTTCAAAAAAATATTATCAAATATATGACTGTAAGGACCGTGACCAATATCGTGACACAATCCAGCGATCTTTACTAACTCTATTATGTGATGAGATAACTCAAATTCCCCACTTAATTCGGTGATGTTATATTTTTTTCCTGGATATTTTGCGGACAACTTCTCGAGCACCACCCCAGTCAGATGATATACTCCCAATGAATGTTCAAATCGAGTATGTACTGCAGATGAAAATACATAATTACAACACCCTAATTGCCTGATATTACGCATTCTTTGGAATTCACTTGTGTCAATTATTTTTAGAGCAATATTACTTACACGAATAAATCCATGTATGTTACAACCGAATAATTTTGATGCACCTGATAACATCTTTATAATTTTTGATGATATTATTGATATTAGAATGTTTTATTTTCAATTTTTTGACAAAAAAAATTGAATCAGTTATCATTTATTTAAATAATATATGACATTTATTAATAAACATGGAATCGTCAATACCGTGGATTGAAAAATATCGGCCAACGGAATTAGAAAACGTTATTATGGACGATCAGACCAAAATGTTGATAGATGTCTTGATTAAAAAAAAGAAGAATGTGCATTTGATAATTACGGGATTTCCAGGTGTGGGTAAAACATCGACTGTAAAGTGTATCGCCAAGAAAGCTTTGGGGGCAAATATTCATGAAGGATTTTTAGAACTAAATGATGCCGATACTCGCGCTAAGAATTCGTCGACGCTTGTTCCGACATTCTGCAAAAGATCTGTAAATTTCGATGAACCTAAAATCGTATTATTAGACGAAGCAGATACCACAAATAAGAGATGGCAGAACGAATTATGCGAATTCATAAAGCTTTACGGAAAAAATACACGATTTATATTTACGTGCAATAACTCTGCTAAAATAATAGAAGATATCCAAAGTATATGCAGAATCATACGATTCAAGAAATTATCGGATGATCAAATCAAGAACAGACTGATTCAGATTTGTTTAAAAGAAAAAGTTGCATATTCAGAGTCGGGATTAGAAATGATATGTTATATTTCTGCTGGCGATATGAGAAAGGCGATTAATAATTTGCAAATGGCAGCATTTTCGGCCGAATCAATAGATAAACAATCAGTATTAGATGTTTGTAGGATGCCAGATCCAAATGACATCAATGAAATTATTGATTTTTGTATTAAGAAAGATTTGGATAGTGCGAATAAGTCATTGAATAGATTGATGATTGAAGGTTTCCATTATTTAGACATCATAATTGGTTTTGATTACATATTGACGGGTTCCAAAATTAAAGACGAGATCAAATTACAACTAATCCATATTGTCAATCAAACTACAATTGTCGTTAGTACAGGAGTGCGTTCTAAATTACAAATGCTGGCGATGTTGTGCAGAATAGTAGATATTTTTTTAACAAATTAAATTTGATCAAATTTAATTTATTAATTTTCTTCTTCCGATAAGAATTCGAGATTATCGATATCAATATTATCGATATGTTGTTTCTGTTCTTCATGAAATTGAGCAACTTCTGTCTTATCTGGTAACGTCGTCATACACATAGTAATGAAGTCCATATCATCAAACATTTTATAATTTTTACGTTCATAGTCTGCTACAAAAAAATGTTGGACTTGATATTGTTGTTTTGAATAGTATGCGTTCCTTTTCTTTGATTGTGCTACGAAAATAGAATTATCTTCATCTTCAATATCGATGACTATTGGATGCGTTTCATAAACTTCTTTTCGCAAAATTCTTCCGATTGATTGTTTAGTAGCACTTTTTGGCGTTGATAAAATAACAACATTCAAGTTGGCAATATCTAATCCTTCCTCTGCCATCGCAAAAGTACCTAGAATGATCTGTTTCGTTGATGAAATTTCCAGCTCTGTATCTGACATACTGCCGATATATTTACCAACTGAACCAGTAATGTTTTCATCTTCTGTCAATAACTTGTAAAATAAGTTAACATGTTTGATTCGCCCTGTCAAAAACAAAACGTTCTTCCCCTCGTCAAATAATTCTTTGAGCATATTTAATATCAAAACATTGCGTTTTTTAATCATTACTAAGTTGGTTATCATTGTAGATCGATCTGGTTCCTGTGTGTATTTGTTAGTAACTACTTTTGTTCTTTTTTCGTTAGACGACCTAAAATGAATTTTTTTAACAACTACCATATCATTTGGTTTTTGCGGTTCTTCATGTAGAATCGGTCCCATATACCAATTTATTATCTTATACAGTCCATCCATTCTTGATTTTTCTGCAGAAATTCCCAACATATATTTCCCAGTCATCTTCCGAAACACGTTAGAAAAATTTTTAGCTGCCATATGATGAACTTCATCAATAATAATTAGACCAAAATCTTTGAACATATGATGATCATAATCTATTTTAGCCAAACTATGTACCATTGCGATGACAAATGGATGATCCGTATCCATCGTTTGTCGCTGAATAGTGCCGATTTGTTTGATATTGGTGGTTTCTTTGATACGGTCACTTGCTTGCCGTTTTAGAAATTCTTTGTGTACGATGAAGAGCGTTTTTAATTTGTAACGGCATGCAATATAGATTGCCAAGTTAGTTTTACCGATACCACATGCTGCAACTAACAGCCCGCCACGATGAGTTTCGAATCCCTTAATGATATTTTCAGCAATGATCTCCTGTCGTGGTCTTAGCTTGCCTAAATATTGCATATCAAATGTTGGAAATTTGTAAGTCTCTAACTTGTTAACTTCCGGTTGGCCGAGATGTTCAAGACCATAATATTTGGGAATACTAAAACATTTTTTGTTCTCTAAAAACACTGCAAAGCTATTATCTTTCGCGAATTTTCCAAAATTACCAGGTTTATAAGGCTTGACTGTCAAATTCTCGCGCATTTTAATGATTTCATCTTCGGTCATTTTTTCTTTATTAATTATATATCCAAAACGATTAATTTGAGTTGACATGATCTACCTTAATATAGAATATATATGTTTATAATATGGTACTTTTTTTCAATTTTACTAAAAAAATTGAAAAAAAAACAATTAGGAGTACAGTGTGAATATATTGATTCAATACACTAAAATGGCTGAAGTAGATCAAAAAACTGTTGACCAATTGACTCAAATGTATGAAAAGTTGAGCGAGGCAGGAATATTGGAGCAATTTATTGAAACGGCTCGTTTAAACGAATCAAAGAAGATGGAAGAAAAAAAGGTTGATGAAAAAAAGGTTGATGAAAAAAAGGTTGATGAAAAGATAACATCAATTCGTAAGATTGAACATTGGTATTCGGACCAAGATAAGACCGTTAAAACTCCTAGATTGATATCTGCAGAAGATTTTAAACATTTTTATGAAGCACTTGATAAGGATACGATAGTGTTTGAAGTGTTAGAAATGTGTGATACAAAATCTGACAGTACTACGTATAAATTAAACGAAAAAACGGTTATCGCACCCGCAAAGTTTTTTTCAAGTTTAAAAGATCAAACCAAAATTGATACAAGTTCGGATACAGGCATTCGTAGAATCAAGGTAGAAAAAGGAGTAGAGAGTTTGTTTGGAGGATCAACCAAAAACGTTATTGTAAACTATAATAATTGCCAAATGATCAAAAAAATGTCTGGTGATTTTAAATCGCTGGGAGATATATGTTTAGTTAAGAATTCGGATTTTGAATCTTTTCCGATGATTGATATGATCACGGGTTTAGAAAAGGATATCAAAGAAAAATTTTGCGTTTTTGATTATTGGTTAAATTGTAATAGCTTTGAAAAAGTATTGGTTGTAGCAAGCGATGTTCCCAAAATGAAAATATGTGACGCAGATAAAATATATGACAAAGATACAGAATTTGTATTGGCTCACGCTATTACGATTGACGAAAATTTTATAGGTGTTGAAAAACATACTATAGTAAGTAATAAAAATTTGGGTCAGGCTAACGGTACTTTTCAAAAAGTTAAAAGAATCTATTCATCAAGCGCGACTGATGCAAATACAATTTTAGTTGGCAATGCCAGTTTTTCACGTTTGCATCAGGAATGGTCGTTAGCGGGCAAAAAAATGTCGCACGTTATAACATTATATAATTCTGTGTATGGTGGAGCTCATTTTTCATGCATCGTAGACAAAGAAATATTTGACAAGCTAAACGTTATGTGTCCAAAAAATAACAAGCTCAACGAAAACGAATTTAATTTGATTACTCATTATTCCCCGACTGGTATACAAAAAATGTTAATTACTAAATCACAATTAGATGAAATTAATAAAGGGTCATCCGGTATTTATCAAAACGCATGTGTTATAACATTTTTTAACATTACAGATAACAATATAACTGAAGAAATTGCAGTGACACATGTATCTTGGAGAGCACAATCGGTATCTATGTTCAAACTTGATGACGAATCAAAATTGATACAAGGATATATACAACCAAAACATTACGCAAAAATCAAAGAAGAAAAATTTACATTCGAGTCGAAACCGACATCTATCAGTACAGTTTTCTTCCAAGGAAAATTTGTTGAATGTTTGGTAACCGAAGAACAACTTGCACGAGTTGATTAAATTATAACGATATTATGAAATATTATTGTTATGATTTTGTGAAAATTTTATGATACTAACACGAATTCATATAAAAAAAATTGAAAAAAAAATGATTAGGATAGCTATTCATAATATATAGAAACCAAATCACCGGATGGCGCAAGTACAACAAGGAGAAAAAACCGTCGAAGAAATGGCCCGAATGTTTAACAAGTTGAACGAATCTGGCATGTTAGAGAAATTATTAGAGGAAGCTCGCAAGAAAAAAGGGGAGGTTAACGAAGACTCCAAAGAGGTCGTCAACGAGGAACCAAAATCTGAGAAAATAGATGGAGTTTTAAAAATCGAACAATGGAGTCAAAGTGGTGATAATATTGTTAAGGTCATGCAATTGACATCTTCGGAAGATTTTGCTAAAATATATAATGCGAAAGACAAAGACCTTTTTGCGTTTGATATTCTTGAAGCGGGGAAACCGTGTGGTATTATTATCGAAAAACGAATTATTTCGAGTCAAAAAATTCATAAAAATTTGCCGGAAATTACGAAGATTGATTTATCTCAACCGAACGGCATTCGTGTTATCAAGGTCGAAAAAGGATTGGATATGGAGCTCAAGAAAATATGTTTGGTTGCAAAAGTAAATGAAGATCTTTGTCAAACTATGAAATTTGTAACGTCAATCGATAAAGTTCCTGTTCAAACATGCTTAGTGCGCAATTCAGATTTAGAAACTTTTTCGACTATTGATTTTATCCACAATTTGAAAAAAGATTCCAAAGATAAATTTTACGTTATTGATTCTTGGGTTATGGGTGATATTAACGAAAAAGTGATCATTTCATCAACGGATATCCGCAATATCCGTGTTTCTCCAGCAGATAGGAGTAATGATAAAGCGAAAGATATAACAATAACACATGCGATGATGATTGATGATAATGGTCTTGCTGTGGAAAAACATGTTCTAGCATATAATTCAGCTTTAGATCCGAAACAAACGAGTTATTGTAAAGCAATTAGGGTAGGCACAGCCCTTACAGATAGTAGTTATCCAATATTGATCAACAGAACGGGTTCATGTCGTTTAAGGAGCCCAGGATGTCAACACAATAAAAAAGGATTGCTATCTACATTTATCTTGCAAGACCAATCTGAATATTCTGCTGCTCATCATCAATGTGTTATTGATGAATCTGTTTTTGATGCGTTAACATTCATAACTCCAAAAAACAAAGAACCACATAAAACAGAATATAATAAGATTTATCATTATCATACTAATAATAAAATTGAGCAAATATTAATCATCACAGCGTCACAATTTGAAGAGATTAATAATAATACCAATACAAAATATAAGGGTGCATGCATTATGACATATTTTAACGTCACAAATAGTAACATTTCTGAAGAGATTACCTTAACACACACAAATTGGATGAGCGAAATCCCAAAACTTGTACCGATATTCAAGTTCGATATCCAAGAAAAATCTAAATGGTTAAAAGGTTATATACTAAATAACGCTTTCGGTAATTTAAAGAAAGGTGACTTTACGTTCGAATCAAAACCTGCTGTCTTCATGGCCGTTTTACTCGAAGGAAAATACGTTGATTGTTTAATAACCAAAGAACAACTCGAAAAAATCACTTCTGCCTAAATTATAATGATAATATATAATATATCATCATTATAATGTCAAATATAAACTATCTAATTATCTTCATCGTCATATCCGCCATTTTGCTTTTCGTCGTCAAAAATAATAAAGAAAAATTTACTGCATTAGTAGATCTAAATCCATTGACAACTTACGATGATTATGGAACTTTTAATTTTCTCTTTCACATGGATGATTTTCCCTATTACAATCCAACTTATGAAAATTTAGGATGTAGTGTTCGAACTTATCCCAATACTCCAAAATATATCGCTGAAAATGCCAAAGAAGCTGGCCAATTTAGACAATCAGTCATTCCTCGTGATACGTTCATCGATTTTGAGGGTGATAAAGTGCGCAGAGAATTAGTGCCCGAAAATTATTCTAAAAATATGGATTACGGTAGCGCTAGATTTATGACCAATCATATGTACATTAACAAAAAAAATCCGCGACTTAGTATGTTTGCCCCAGTACCGTCAAACGAATACATCGGAAAATAAATTTCTTAATTATACTATAATGAGTAAAAAGAAAACGTTCACAGTTAAACTAGAAAATGATCCATATGAGAAAATAGATTTCCTCAAAGATTGCCCCAACTATCAATTCACGCCAACTATCTTACCAAAACAAGATAGAATAATCGTTATGGGAGACATTCATGGTGATTATAACCTTGCTGTTCAATCCTTCAAGTTGGCAAATTTGATAGACGATAATTTCAGATGGATAGCTAAACCAAAAGATACAGTTGTAGTACAAGTGGGTGATCAAGTGGATAGTTGCCGGCCAATACCTTACAAGTATGAATGCACAGAGCCACACGATGATGATACAGGACGAGATATGGATGTCATGAACTTTTTTGATAGAATGCATAATGAAGCAGTCAAACATGGAGGGGCAGTGTATAGTTTGATAGGTAATCACGAGCTGATGAATGCCCAAGGAATTTTTAGTTATGTTTCGCATGAGAATTTATTTAATTTTGATTACGATCACATGGAAAAAGATAAGACAACGAAATATAAGGGTGTAGAAGGGCGGAAGTATGCTTTCACACCAGGAGGACCAATTGCAAAACATATTGCGTGCACCCGTAACTCAATTTTGATTATTGGATCGAATATGTTTGCACATGCAGGTGTGTTGCCCGAAATTGTTAATAAGTTACATCTTATTGATACAGATGATGTGACAAAATTGAAGTATTTGAATTCTATTGTGCGCAAATGGTTGATGCAAAAGTTGACAGACAAGAATGATATTGATAATTTAAATAGGATATTTTATGATTCGAATAATTTGTTTTGGACGAGAAAGTTGGGCGAGATTGGCGAGAACGCAAAGTTAGATGCAGATGAATGTGCAATGACTGTGAGTAAGACGTTGGATGTTTTTAGAGTGGGGCAAATTATTGTAGGTCATAGTCCGCAGTTTATTTATAAAGGCAGGGATGGAATCAACGGAACTTGCATGGATAGGACAGGGAGAAATAGATTGTATCGAGTAGATAATGGATTGTCAAGTGCTTTTAACGTTTTTGGAAAACACAATCCGGTGCAAGTGTTAGAGATATTGAATGACAATGAATTTAATATTTTGACGAGTAAGAGTGTGCAGATTGGCGAACCAGTTGATATTGGTATTAGTGCGGGTAATATGGGGCCGGTTGCGAAGATTTTTGCGCCGGGTAGAGTTAGAAAATGATTTAAACACCTACAAGTATGTATCATATAAGTTATCAGAAATTAGGTGATGATTAATTTTATCATGATTAATGAAAGTTATAGTTACGGTAAATGTAACAAATTTACTATTGTGATCATGAACATAAACGGATTTATTAACGTCTCAAAATTATGCAATGATATAGGCAAACGTTATTCAAATTGGACTAGGAACTCGACCGTTATAGAACTAATTGACGCTCTTGCAGAATCACTGAACATCACCGCTGACGAACTAATGGTGTCAGCAAAAAATGAAAAAAATAACCTAAGAGGAACATATGTTCATCCTCAATTAATGATACACGTTGCTTATTGGTGCAGTCCAATATTTGCCGTAAAAGTTGGTCAACGGATTGATGAATGGAAAAAATATTCGCCCGAAAACGAACACAAATTTTACAAAGCATTGTCCAATATAGAACCATGCAAGAACGCTAGCAAAGAAAAAGAAGTACAAAAAAAGTTGCACGCTAAATATGGCGGCGAAATTGAAGCGAAGACTCCAGCAGGCCGGATAGATTTGTTAACGGATGATTATTTGATAGAAATTAAGAAATATGATGATTGGAAATGTGCTCTTGGACAATTGTTATCCTATTCCTATGATCATAATGATAAAAAATTGATCATGTATTTGTTCGATGTACCAATTAATAATAAGATCGGTATGATCAAAGAGAGATGCAAAAAATATAATGTTTACGTTAGAATATATGATAAAGTTACTGATTAAAAAATAATATTGGTATTATTTTTTAATTATTTTGTTGATATGTATATAGTTTTCAAAAAAATTGAAAAAAAACTCTCTTAAAATATGCAAAGATACTATCTCTTTCAAACAATCTAATGTCCAAAAAAAATCAGTCACAAACAGATCTCAATGAATCTATCGAACGCTTGAATAAAGGATACGATAAAATTAGAAAGCAACAGAAAGATATGGCGAAAAACATCGAAATCCTTACAGAGCGTATGAATACAGTCATTGATAATACTAATTTTATTATGGATAAACTTGACGAAGATGAATCAGAAGAATACTTCGAAATGAAATACAAGGAATCCAAATACAATATGGAAATTATAACAAAAAACCTTGATATTGCAGATGCAAATCTCAAATCTATAGCTGACGAGCTTGATAGACGTAACAACAAGTCAAAACGCAAGTCCGTTCGATAACTAATAAATAATACTATTATTTATTAGCTGCCTTCATTTTTTTATTATTCTTAAACGTATCAACATATGATTTAGGATTCTTCATCGCCAATTCTTTAGCAATTCTCTCAATCTCACTCAAACTTGCGCCAGATTTTGCTTGTTCAGTCGCTTCTTCCCAGACTAATTTACCGACATCCATAGGTTTGACTGCCTTGAATGTGCCAGATTTTAAAACTAAATCTCCAACATCGCGTATCTTTGTGAATTTTTCAACGAATATTTGTGGTTTCTCTGCACTTTTAGTTGCGATCACCATGATTTTATCAATATTAGATGAGTTACCTCCTAATTTAGAGATGGCATCGTCCCAAATGAGTTTAGCGACTCCAACCAAATTAACTCCTGGGAACGGACCGGAGTTACGAATGGTACCTGATAATTCGATCATTTTCATCATAGCTGGTGGCAATTCTTTCTTTCCACCGACCATCTTAGTTCCGATACGTTGCAATAACATCTGTTTTCTGAATTCATACCCCTGTTGGTTATTATTATACGATGTAGGTTCAAATTCTAAATCCCCCATATTATTAATTTCAACTCCAGATCCGAAATCTTCGGATCCTCCTCTGTGTCCCCTTTTTCGGAGGTCGTATTCGTCTGGAAAATTTAAATCATACTCGTCTTTATCAACATCTTCGTCATCTTCATCATCACCTCCCCATTGATGATGTTTTTTTCTGAGTTGCGCATTAACGAGTTCATCGTTTTCTTCTTCAAAAAAAGTTCGATCATCGCCACCATGCATAGCCTTCCTGCCAGTTGCTCGAGCATTATTAAAAATTTCTTTGAAATCATTCATATATGAACTATGAGAATGACTTCTATCTGAACTTAATTCAACAAATTCTAATTCGCCCATTTCGCTTGATTGTGCCGATTGATTATTAGGAAATTCCATTCTATAATATACAATATATTTATATTTTTATTTATTTTAAATTGTTGGTTGATTTAAGACTATGCGGCGAGGTTTTATCTTCATCTAATGATGGATTAAGAATATTGCTAAATATTCAAGGTTCGAGTGCGTTCATATATTTTTTCCACCTAAATTATATTCAACGACAGAATATATTCGATGAGCAAACGGATATTAAAATAACTTCAGTTATTATAACAATATGAAAAAATATCCAAAAAAAAATATGATAGATAGCGACGCTCAGTTATACAGTACAGATTCAGAAACATCCAGTTCTGATAAATTTGATCTCATTACAAATCTAGTTGAACCTACAAAGCGCGTAACGCAAGAATCTAAAGTCACAAACCAACGAAAACGTAAAAACGATACGTCTGAAGAAGAAACGTCTGATTCGTGTAAAACAAAATCCCATGACAGATCAAGTGAGAAACCGACTGAAACAAGAATCGAATTCGTTAAAAACATTCTAAAAGGAAGTAAACTAAAACCAATGATTGATTTCGATAATGTAGACTCATCGACTAACATCAAACTAAATAAACAGATTATGAATATCAAAGAATTGTTTACGTCTATGGACATTCGTTTGCGATATCTTAAAAGTGGCACGACAGGACATACTTTTAAAGGAGTTTCAAAAGGTGATAAGAGTATTGAATTTGCGGTAAAAGTATGTGCATATCCCAAGGATGAATATGGTGCAATTAATAATCTTTCGAGGCCAGAAAACACAGAATTACGGATGTTAAAATTGTTGAGTCAGTTTGTGATCAAGCGTTGTACACCACATTTTGTTTTACCAATTGGTATGTTCAACACCAACATTACTAATTTTATTAAAATTCCGCCAGGGATCATCGATCTAAAAGATCCTAAAAACAAAATGTACAAAAAATTTGTGGCAAGATATCACAACGATGATTATGAAGATTTTGTTTCTGTTTTGATAAGTGAATGGGCAAATGGTGGGGATCTATTGGACTATATCCGAAAAAATTACGCAAAGTTAACGCTAAAGGATTGGGTAGTGTTTATTTTTCAAATATTATTCACATTGAGTCTGATTCACAAAAAATATCCAGCGTTTAGGCATAATGATATGAAAGCTAATAACATATTGGTACAGCTGACGAACATTACAAGTAGTATGCCATATTATTGTTACAACATGGATGGAGTTAAGTTTATCATGCCAAACATAAACATGCAAATTAAGATATGGGATTTTGATTTTGCGTGTATTGATGGTATCATTGAAAACAATAAGGTAAATGCGAGCTGGACGCGAAAGATGAATATTACGAAGAAGGAAAACAAATACTATGATATGCATTATTTTTTTAACACCTTAATCAGTGCGCGATTCTTCCCACAATTTTATGAAGGAGGGGTTCCACCTGAGATAGTTGAGTTTGTCCACAGAATAATACCAGAAAAATACAGAACTGCGGGAAAGTACGTCAACGAGAAGGGCAGAATCCAAGTAGATTTTGAATATACAACACCTTACAAAGTTATTATGACAGATCCATTATTCAATAAATACAGATACACTGGCGGCACAGCAACTCCACGAGGACCCTATTCACAAACACCTGTAGCAGATTCTGGAAAAAAGAAATGATTTGGCAAATATTAATATATATTGTTAATATATATTAATAAATGGCTAAAACTCCGGATATAAAAAAATTCCATCTGCGTTTATATGATGTAGATGAACTAATTTATGATATTAACGATTATGTTAGCAGTGAAAATAACAAGAAAAAATATGAAACCAAATTTATGGATATCAATAATTTGTATTTCGATCGCTTCAAAATGCCTAATTATGATTTAGATGTCATCTTCAAACCCCAACAGATCACTCACCTGCCCGAAGATAATTACCCATCTGGACTTATCAATCAAGGAAAACCGATAGACGTCATTGGATTTGTGCGTATCAATAAAAATCTTAAAACAAACGTTCGTCTCATTGAATATTTCGATCGTCAAGATACTGTCAACATCCATAATCCAATCAATGTCAACAACGTCATCAAAACCCTATTAAGCGAACTAGTGCTAAACGATAAAACCAGACATATCTTACTACCAATCATTAATGTTGATGCGGCGGGAAGTGATTTAGCAAAATATCCAGAAATTAAACCGCACATCGATCAAGATAAAATTTATTCTGTCGAGATAACTGAACGATTTTTTAAAATGTTTACTCTTGATGCGTTCTTGAAAGAAAATGAATTGGATGATTACGTTCTTGTTAATACATTATTTGGCATTATTGAGCCATTGTATGAAATCAATACTTACTATCCCAAGTTTAAACATAACTACTTGTTACCAGAAACAATTGATTGTTATGTCAGAACAAGCCAAAATAATAGAAATAATAAATTGATACAAACGGTTATTCCGAATATCAAATTGTCGAACTTTTATTTGTCAGAAATTGAAGATGTTATTCGCAATGAATATCTTGCCAATAGTGGCCTTCCTGAAATGGGACCTAATTTTGCATATAATGACATATATACGGCACTTAATGATATTTGGAAAAAATACAGTGGTTCTATCTTGAAAACAACTTTTATGACCAATCTATTTGAACAGTTGCTGCCAGAAAAAATTAGATCGAAGGATATTTATTTAACTAAAAAGATGTGGGATTTATTGACTGAAAATGAAAAAGATTCGTTGAACATCAAAAATGTGTATGGAATTATATCAAAACAAAGATCGCAAATGAAAGATGAACGAAATTTGTTGTTGAAAGATAAATTGAAAAACGATTCAGAAAACATGACAAATTCTAGAATTGTAACTGAAGATGATGAAGAACCAGAGTCAGATATCAATGTTAATGATTTGTCACCTGATGATATGTTCGATGAAGCAGATGAGACTGCGCAAATGGATGAACTAGAATTATCAGGTTTGACACCTACGGAAACGATGTCAGAATTAGAATTATCTGGTCTGACAACGACTGAACAAGATTTAGATTCAGAAGATAAAAAAATGCTGCCCGAAGATTCCCCCGAAGAACAGGATTTAGATTCTGAAGGTGCGGATGAGTCTGATGACCTTTCATCCACTCCGTCGCGAGAAGTGGAAGAGTCGGGCATAAAAACATCAAGAAATAAAAATAAAAAATCTTATAATAATGATATAAAGAATATGAGTAACATGAAAAAAAGATCGAAAGTAGATAATGTCATAGATGGTCAAGTAAAATTAAAAAAATACCGTGGAACACGTCTCATAGATCCGCATATTGGTGCAAACCATCAGAAAAAAAACTTACGCAAACATCATAATTATCAAAATTATGAAAACGGTTACATGCAAGATAATTATGAATATCCTGATCAAATGGAATCTGGACCTAAGATAAATTCTCTCGGTAATTTTTTCGGTGTAAATCCAGGTTCTTTAGCGCAAAACAACGGCCAATTTGGTCAAAAGTTCGGCAACCAATCTTATCCCGTTGGACAAATTCCGCAAAATAAAACCAGTCAAGTTCCCGCACCAATAAATAACGAGAATGATATTATCAATAGATATATGGCAGCAAATGCAGGTAATATGCCATATAGTCAACCTAATATGCGTTTCGGCGATGCAAGTGCTCGGCCACAAATGGATATGCAATTTGGTGATATGAGCAATGGAACGCGAATGCCACCTGATGCGAATCAAATGGCATCACAACAATTAGCAGCGCAACAAATGGCAGCACAACAAGCGATGATGCAACAAGCTATGGCATCACAACAAATGGGACCAGAACAACAACAGCAACAAGCCATGATGGAGATGATGCGCCAGAATCAAACTGGCGGCTATCACCCAAACCCCAATTTTTTTTTTCAGCACTAAACGATAAAAAACAAACAGGAGGTAATGGTAATGAAAAACCGTTAGTTGTACCGCAAATAGTCAGACCACGTCAAGTTAAGAATTCCCCCTTCATATCAAACTCGGCTAAAGATGTTTTTCAACGAAACAAAGAAGGAGTACCCCAAAAAGTAGAACAACTACCAAATTCCCCACAAATGTTACCCGGTCAAACTCTCGAACTAAAAGTCTTCAACCCTAAACCAGAGATCTCTCAAATCCCAGCTGTACCTGCCCTACCTTATCCGATGATGATTCCAGTGAACGCAAATCCAACTCTACAACATTTGGCGTTACCAACTTCTGCATTTTCATATGGTCCAACAATGCAATATCCAATGCAAAAGGTTTTTAATATCAACGTTCCCGGTCCAGTTGGCGGTCACGTTCAGATGAGAAACGTTTTCGAAGGTATTTTGCCAGAGAAAGATCATCGATATACATTTAATACTATTGGCGAACGTAAAAACATGTCAGATTTCGTGCGCCAAACGCTAGTCAGAATGGGAGATGGCGAGGATATTGGATTGGATTCAGAAGGTCAGCGTAGTTTGATGAATTATATTAAATTTATGGAATTAAATCCAAATTATTACAGTACTGTCAATAAAAATCCATATGATGGATTACCGTATGGACTATTAATTTACAGAGCATGTTTTCCCATCAGATTGGATAAAATTTCACAGGTAATACAATGTGCTAAAAAATCAATTGGTCTGAATATCCGTCTTTACGCATTATCCTATGCTGAATATTATTCTTATAAATTTAGACAGATGAATTATGTCAAATATGATGTCTGGCGAGAATTAATATTTTATGAGTATTTGCGTGAAAAGATCATCAAGAAGTATGTCAGTCCAAATTTCCCATTATTGTACACGTTCTTTACGTCTGCAAATCAGAAGATTGACTTTTTTAAACTCAAGAAATCATTTTTGACTCAGAAAGATTTATTGACTCTGGAATACAAAAAGTTCATGGAATACTATGACATAAGAAATGCCATGATCAGTTCCAAGACAGGACAATCGATCAATCCAGATGCGCTCGCTGAAGTGATGACCGGTAAGATGCGACAAAAAGATTATCTACCTGATGAAGTAGATCCACTATTACAAAAATATAGTGGTACGACGCTGATCATTATTACTGAAGCTCCGGTTAATAATATTTATCAGTGGGCATCTATGAAGCTTGAACAAGAAGGTATTGCGTCAAAGGTTATTGAAAATGGGTATCATAATGAGAACGTGTGGGTTAACGTCATATTTCAGATCATGTCCGCATTAGCAGTCTTGCAGAAACATGGAATAAGTGTTGCAAATATGACGCTGGAAGACAATGTTTACATTAAAGATTTATATTCAGAGGGTACTACAATTGGGTATTGGATATATATCATCGACGGTATTTTGTATTATGTACCAAATTATGGATATTTAGTGATGATTGATTCTAATTTTAAAGATATTATTCCCACAATGCGCGCCCAAGAACGATCTGGTCGAGAATACAAGATCAATTCTTCTAAAGAAATATTTGACAGACCAGTGAAAGAAGCCGATATTTTTGAGTTGAACTATCAAAATTACCGCAATATCATTAACACGAATGCATTTACTAAAGAACATACAAAGAATGGTGTTATGCGACCTCCAGAAGAAGTAATTACGTTCATTCAAGACATCATGAGTGATCCAGAAAAGGATATCGCTAAGGTAATTAGTAACAAATTTGGTCGATTAATGAATAATAGAGTTGGTACATTTCTTAAGAAGGATGAAGCGACAAATCTTCGCGCAGTTACTGGATCATTTGCACAAGGAGAATTAGCCGTTCAAACTATTGATAATAACACGTACAAATGGGTTATTGTGAAATCAGATGTCGATTCACATGGAAATGTGCAGATTATGGATAGAGATGATCCTAGCAAGAACGTCTTCTATGAAAAAACAATATCTAAAAGTAATCTCCAACAATATTCATTATCTGAAAAAGACAAAATAGAACAGAATATTATCGAACCGAACGTGATCTTTAACCAAGCAAATTTGCTCGAAACGTACATTATAAATTAAAATATTTGATTTATAATATATGCAAAAAAAACAGCAGACAAGTTTTGAAATAATGAAAACACCATTTTTGATGTTTCAATCTCATTACACAGACTATTACAATATGTCGAAGGATTGCGTCAAGGGGATACAAGAAGAGACCATTCTAAGTAAGATTTTCTTCTCACCGCAAAATGTTGATCTTCTTCAAAAACAAATAATCGGAACTGTTTTTAAGCGAACAAACGGTGCATATTTGATTGAAAAGCAAAATGAAGAAGATTTACAGGTTGTTATGCGATCCATGTTCCTTCAACATGCAAGACATGTAGCAGATCACATCAAAGAACAAATACAAGAGCTTAACAATCTGGTGACGGACGATGTTGTACCTAATATAATATCGGAAGTGAATCAATACATTGGCTATTTGGACAGAACTTTTTTACCTCGACAGATTATGGATCATCCTGAATGTGTGTCCAGTGCTGGTATGAGGACGTTACCTAGCGTGACGAGGACATTTGATCCTACTTATTGATTTTGATTATTAAAATTTTTGATGATCAAATTCTTATGATGTTAACTCGCGACAGGATGTTTTCATTTATTTTTTGATCGTAGCGTTTGTGCAAAGTTATTTCTTGAACAGATGCCGGTATATCATTTATTGATTTGTCAAAACAAAAACCAAAGGTTATATGAGTAACAGACGATGGGATGCAGTCTTTTATCGGTTGTCGAAAATTATAACCAAAATTTAGATGAGTAACAGATGGAGATATACAATCTCTGATCGGTTGATTAAAATTATAACCAAAATTTAGATGAGTAACAGATAGGGTTATACAATCTCTGATCGGTTGATTAAAATATTTGCCAAATTTTAGATTAGTAAGTAATGGCAATATATGACAATTCATACGTACACCATTTTCGGAACCAATTTTTAGATGAGTAACTGATAGTGGGAATGTAGTATCTATTTCTTGATCAAAGCGCGATCCAACTGTTAAATGAATTACTGATATAGGTATGTTATCTTTTATTGGTTGATCAAAACAATTACCAAATTTAAGATGGGTAACTGATGGAGGTATGCTATTTTTTATGGATTTATCAAACCGATTTCCGAAAGTCAAATGAGTGACTGTCGCAGGTATACAACCTTCGATTGGTTGGTCAAAACTGTTTCCGAAAGTTAAATGAGTGACTCCTGGTGGTATGGTATTTTTTATTGGTTTGTTAAAACAAGTGTCAAATGTTAAATGAGTGACTGATACTGGTACACAACCTTCAATGGATTGATTAAACCAACTCCCGAAAGTCAAATGAGTAACTGACGGAGGTATGGATTCAGTACTAATTTCTTGCGTAAACGAATCCCCGAATGTTAAATGAGTAACAAACTGAGATATTTTTGTTTTATGCGAAATCAAATGAACATATTTTACGTTTTTTGGATATTTAACTTTAGGATGAGTTGTGTCATATATTTCAACGTTCTCAAAATTATCAAAATACGACAAGCCTCTAATTTTTCCTATAAATATGCGTTCCCGGAATATTGATTTATATCTTATGACATCCGTAGATTTGGATATCATCGATAGATAAATCTTGTCGCGATCTGACAACTCTTCACTTATTTTTATTATGATATCATCGTACAGGATCGTCAACATTTTTGTAATTGATTTATATATAACACCAATGTTAACGTTTCATATGTCAATTTTTTAGAATTATTGAATAAAATTCTTGGCAGCAATGTTGCACGTAATTTTCAATGATGGATGCAAATCTCCAGCCAATTGATAATTCATGGAAGTAACATTGCACGTAACTTTCAATGATCCATTGAATGACGAATACAAATCACTGACCAATAATAATTCTTGGCAGCAACATTACACGTAACTTTCAATGATCTATTGAATGACGAATGCACATCTCTGGACAATGATAATTCTTGGCAGTAACATTGCACGCAATTTTCGATAGATCATTGAAAGACGAATACAAATCTCCGACCAATAGCAATATTGCGCATAACTTTCAATAGGTCATTGAAAGACGAATGCAAATCTCCAGCCAATAGCAACAATGTTCATCGTTCAACAAATAATTGAACGGAAATCTTCAGCTAATATTGATTATTGGCGGCAATATTGCATGTAACCTTAAATGGATCGTTGAATGATGAATGCAAAATATCAAATCGTGGTAGCAAGATTATGTATGTAACTTTCAATAGATCATTGAATAACAAATGCAAATCTTTGACCAATAGCAATTCTTGGCAGCAACGTTGCATGTAACTTTCAATAGATCGTTGAATGATGAACGCAAATCTCCTGACAACAGCAATTCTTGGCAGCAACATTGCATGTAACTTTAAATAGATCATTGCAAATCTCCAGCTAATATTAATTCTTAGCAGCAACATTTCACGTAACTTTCAATAGATCGTTGAATGATGTATGCAAATCTTCGGCCGACAGAAACATTGCATGTAACTTTCAATAAATCATTGAATGATGTATGCAAGTCTCCAGCCAATATTAGTTATTGGCCGTAACATTGCATGTAACTTTCGATAGATTATGCCACGCAAATTTTCTGCAAATACAATTTTTTACGGTAACATTGCGTTCCTCGTCAATGATCTATTGAATATGTCACGCAAATCTTCTGTGGCGATATTGCGTTCCTCTTTAACGATCTATTGAATATGACACACAAATCTTTTGCAAACACAAATCTTTGCAGCAACATTGCGTTCCTCTTCAATTATCTATTGAATATGACACGGAAATCTTTTGCAAACACAAATCTTTGCAGCAACATTGCGTTCCTCTTCAATTATCTATTGAATATGACACGGAAATCTTTTGCAAACACAAATCTTTGCAGCAACATTGCGTTCCTCTTCAATATGCACGCAAATCTTCTGTGGGGTACAAATCTTCGCAGCAACATTGCGTTCCTCTTCAATGATCTATTGAATGTGTACGCAAATCTTCGGCAAATACAAATCTTCGCAGCAACATTGCGTTCCTCTTCAATGATCTATTAAATATGACACGCAAATCTTGTGCAAACACAAATCTTTGCAGTAACATTTCTCTAATTATCTATCCACCATACAAATCTTCGCAACAACATTGCGTTCCTATTCAATGATCTATTGAATATGACACGCAAATCTTCACAGCAACATTGCGTTCCTCTTCAACGATCTATTGAATATAACACGCAAATCTTTCGCAAACACAAATCTTTGCAGCAAAATTGCGTTCCTCTTCAATGATCTAATGAATATGCGCGCAAATCTTTTGCAAACACAAATCGTTGGCACAAAATTGCGTTCCTCGTCAATGTGCACACAAATCTTTTGCAAACACAAATCTTTGCAGCAAAATTGCATTCCTCTTCAATGTGCGCGCAAATCTTCAGCAGGGACAAATCTTTGCAGCAAAATTGCGTTCCTCTTCAATGATCTATTGAATATGACACACAAATCTTTTGCAAACACAAATCGTTGGCGCAAAATTGCGTTCCTCGTCAATGTGCACACAAATCTTTTGCAAACACAAATCTTTGCAGCAAAATTGCGTTCCTCTTCAATGTGCACGCAAATCTTCAGCGGACACAAATCTTTGCGGCAACATTGCGTTCCTCTTCAATGATCTATTGAATATGCGCGCGAATCTTCAGCGGGGACAAATCTTCGTAGCAACATTGCGTTCCTCTTCAATGATCTATTGAATGTGCACGCAAATCTTCAGCAAATACAAATCTTCGCAGCAACATTGCGTTCCTCTTCAATGATCTATTAAATATGACACGCAAATCTTCTGCAAACCCAAATCGTTGCAGTAACTTTGCATATCTCTCTAATGATCTATCCACCATACAAATCTTCACAGCAACATTGCGTTCCTCTCCAATAATCTATTGAATATGACATACAAACCTTCTGTAAATACAAATCTTTACAGCAAATACTATTTTTTGTAATAACTCTGTGTTCTTCTTCAATGATCTATCAAAGATGATGCACAAACACAAATCTTTGCCAATCTTTTACACAATAAAAAACTGAATTTTTTATCGTATAAATCAAATACAATACCAATATATTCATACTCTTGATGGAACACAAAGACATCATTTATCAAACATTATCGCATTTGAAATTCAACAACATAATAACATGTTCATTAACGAATAAACTCTTTAAAGAAGTATGTGATTTACAATATGAGCGATTATTGGATGAAGATTATGGGAAAACTTTTTTGATGAAAGGATCACATAAAGAATCATATATTATGTGTCACGAGTTGACTATTTTTATACAGCAAATCGGCTTTCTGGGTAATTTGTTCAACTTATTTTCTCTCAAAAAAATAGTAAACAACCATGCGATAAAAAAAATACCAAAATCGATCTGTTATCTTACCAATTTATCATACTTAGAACTAGAAGAAGGCGAAATAGATAAATTATCAAAATCATTATGTCAGCTTACAAATTTAAAAAAATTGAGTCTAATTTTTAATAAGATTACCAAAATATCAAAATCGATATGTAAACTTACCAATTTGCACTATTTATATTTAGGTGATAATGAGATTACAAAAATACCGGAATCAATATCCCAACTCGTTAATTTGCGGAAATTATGCTTGAACGATAACAAAATACCAAAAATACCAAAATCAATTTCGTATCTCACTAATTTGAAATATCTTGGATTGGTTTCTAACAAAATATCAAAGATACCCACATCGTTATTTTATCTTACCAATTTGCGAACGTTACGATTGGACAAGAATCAAATTTCAGAAATACCGGAATCGATTAGCCAGTTAGTTAATCTACAAGAACTGGCTTTGTTGGATAATCCGAACATAAAAATACCAGAATCATCAATCGAATCGTTACCTAAATTACGATTTTTTTTTTAGTATCACTCACAAGATAAACTGATGCAGTTGTAAAAAAGTTATAAAATCATTATGATAATTTTATAGCTTACATTAAATTCAAATTGATAAATTCAAGACATGAGTAGTTTCCTCCAGCCTCACATGGTTTAGCATAAATGTA